GATGCAAAATGCCTACAGCGGGTTAACAGCAACAGGAGTGATACAACCACCAGTGACGCAACCTTCAATCAGCCAAGGACAAATATATACACAAACTGGTTTACAACAAGTATCAGCAGTGAGTTTAACAATTAATTCTGCACTAGCTGTTCCTGGAGTGGTGCAATCTTCTTTGTCAAACTTTCCAATAGTTGCACTGACATCTGCCGCAGTTGCAGTGACTGACACATTGGCCAGCGGCGCCATTGACAATCTAAACACTGGCGCTTATTCCATAGTGTCAGATAATACTAGTCGAGTCAATAGTATAGTCACCGGCACCACGGCGGCATTGGTATCCACTGCTAGTAAATTTGGTACTTTAGCAGTGAATAATTATATCACTCAAACTTTAGGCAGCAACCCAGCATCAAGACTAGCACGAACTTATGTAAACAACGCTATAAATCAAGCTACAAATAGTGTAATAAGAGGAGTTTCTTCCACAGTAACAGGATTAATAAACGGCACTACCAGTATCAATCAAATTGCCACATTGGCAAAATCATCTGATTTTGCCAGTACACTGGCTGATCCCAGCACTGTGTTGTCTTCAAGCAACACTGGCGAAATAATAGAGTCGGGCATTAACAATGTAACAAGCTTTGTTAACAGTGCTGGAACTAACATTAATAATGCAGTTGACAGGATAACCGCTGGAAATTTCAATTATTCAGGGCTGGCACAAGTTGGCATAGGATTAGCTGCAAACAGATTAGGAATAAGCCAATCTACTGTTAATGCTGTACAGACTGGATTACAGGTGGCCAGGGCACTGTCCACTGGTGGCCTAAGTGCTCTTGCAAATCCTGGTGTGATACGCAGTATCACTGGATTGCTTGGAGGAAGTAGTTTACTGAGCAGTAGTTCCTTGAGCGCATTGAGAACAGTGGCCAGAATACCGGGACTAGGAGTAATCATGGGCGGCCTCCTGGGCGGTGGTGGCTTGGCCGGACAAACTAGACAAGCAGCAGGATTTAGCAATACTGTCAATCGTGCCATAGTAGATGTGGCGGTTTCAAAAATCTTAGGCAGTAATAAAATTCCTGCGCCAGTCTATGGATACCCATCTCGTCGAGCATTGGCGCCAGCAACAAATATATTGCAAGCTCAGAATGTATTGGCTAAATCTAATTTGCCAACTCAAGCAGTTTTAGGTGGACAATCTATTGATATATCTGGACCAAATTGATGCATACAGCACTGCCGCATGACAACCTCTAATTTGCCACGGTAAATACAACATGGCCACATTCATTGGATTTAACACTATCAATCAGTATAAAAAATTTACTGTGGTTGATTTTGACTTGATCAAAATTGATCTTTTAAATGCGTTTAACATACGTCAAGGACAACTAGTGGGACGTCCAGGATACGGCACTACACTTTGGAACAACTTGTTTGAAAATCAAACACAAGAAACTCTGGCCAGTGTATACAACGAGATCCAAAGAGTTGTGTCAGGTGATCCCAGAGTGTATGTGAGCTCTCTACAAGTGTTTCCGCAACAAAACGGTTTATTAATACAACTTGCACTGGCAACAGTTGCTGGACAAGATGCCAAACTACTGAGTATATTCTTTGACCAGGGTGTCGGGGTTGCTACCTACGTTTAACTACGCAGTTTATTTTTTCCATAAATAATAAGAATAGGAAGAGACATGGCAACAACCACAAGACAGACAGTAATTTTTGGTGTTGAAGATTGGAAACGAATCTATCAAACTTACCGAGAAGCTGACTTTCAAAGTTACGATTTTGAAACACTACGCAAAAGTTTTGTAGATTATCTGCGATTATACTATCCAGAAACATTCAATGACTACATTGAATCATCAGAATTCATTGCCTTGTTGGATGTCATGGCCTTTATGGGGCAAAGTCTTGCATTCAGGTCTGATCTAAACACACGTGAAAACTATTTAGACACTGCTGAAAGACGAGACAGCGTGGTTAAATTGGCCAACTTGGTCAGTTATACTCCTTTGCGCAACACTGAATCATCTGGCTACCTCAAAGTCTTCAGCGTAAAAACAACAGAAAATGTCACTGATTATAACGGAGTCAATCTTGCCAACATCACAGTTAACTGGGCTGATCCTAGCAATCTCAACTGGCAAGAACAATTCACCAGTATTATCAATTCTGCGTTAGTAAACACACAACGCTTTGGCAAACCAGGGAACGACCAAGTTATTCTTGGAGTGGATACTCAAGAGTACACTGTAAATCTAGTGCCAGGTTTTCTTCCTGTGATTCCATACACTGCAACCATCGACGGAATCAACATGCCATTCGAGGCAGTGAGCGCAACCAGCTCAGGTCAAACATATATCTACGAGCCACCACCGCTGCCTAACGGACAATTTAATATGTTGTTTAGAAATGATCAACTGGGATTTAGCAGTGCCAACACAGGATTTTTCTTTTATTTCAAACAAGGCGTGTTGCAAAATCAAGATTTTAACTTGCCAGAACGCATCAGCAATCGCCAAGTCAATATCAATATTGAAGGCATTAATAACACTGACGTTTGGTTGTATCAATTGGATAACGTTGGCAATATAACCAGTTACTGGCAGTTTGTACAGAGTGTATACGCGGCAGCAGTTGAACAACTGACGCCGGGCACAAGAGACATCTATAGTATAACCAGTGCCACCAACGATCAAATTATATTAAACTTTGGCGATGGAGTTTTTAGCACTATACCAGTGGGAGCATTTCGCACGTATGTACGGTCGAGCAATGGATTAACTTACATTATCAATCCAGAAGAAATGCAAAGTGTTAGCATACCAATTAGTTACGTTAGTCGCACAAATCAAATTGAAACTATAACTTTTACTTGTGGAATTACCAGCCCAGTGACCAACGCTCAGGCTCGAGAAACTCTGGAGCAAATTAAACAACGAGCTCCTGCACAGTATTACACACAAAATCGTATGGTCAATGGAGAAGATTACAACAATTTTCCATTTACTCAATACAATAGTATTTTAAAAAGTAAAGCATTGAATCGTGCATCCATTGGCACCAGTCGATATCTTGATCTTGTGGATGGTACAGGAAAATATTCTAGCACTAATATTTTTGCCGCTGATGGTGCTTTGTACGAAGCCAACACTTTGCCGGCATTCCAATTTTCCTGGCTAACCATTCCGGACATTTCGGACGTGCTCTACAATCAAATTAATCCTTTGTTGATCAAAGCTGGTCTACAACAATTTTATTACGCTAATTTTACAAGACCAGATTTGTCCGTGCTAAATTATACATGGCGTCAAAGCACAGTAATTACAAACGAAACCACTGGATATTTTCAAAATGCTGCAGGCACTCCGGTGCCCATTGGCACCTATGCCAGCAACAATGCCAAGTACATAACCGAAGGCAGTCTTGTTAAATTTGTTCCTCCCACTGGATATTATTTTAATTCAGACAATCAATTGGTAGCTGGCATCCCTGGGCTGGCCGGCGATAAGTTAGTAATATGGGCAAGCCCTACCGCAGTTTATCTAAGTGGAACTGCCAGTGGATTTGGCAATTTGCCGTCGGGTGTGGGCCCTGTTGTGTTGAATAATTTTGTACCCACTGGTGCAATACCCACACAAGTTATTCCAGTGTTTGTAACTGATATTCCTGTGAGTGTTCAACAAAATATTGTAAATCAAATTTATTTGAATCAAAATTTTGGCATTGGTTACAATAATATAACTGCCACTTGGTATGTTATAACTGCTAACAATCTTGCAACAAATGCTGCATTTAGTTTGACCAATCAACAAAGCACTGCTGGTACAAATAGCGACGCTTCGTGGTTGATACAAGTTACCACTACTGCGTCGGGCTTGGCCAATTACACAGTGGTGTCAAGAAGTTTAGATTATTATTTTGGCAGTGTTATAGACACAAGATTTTTCTTCTATACCAATCAACCAATTTATGACTCGCGCACCGGAACTGTGATCAGAGATTTTGTCAATGTATTAAAAGTTAACAGTCAACCTGACAGCAATTTCCCATTGGCAGGTGATAATGTGTTGACCATTATAGATCAACCTGTGCTCAGCGATGGATTGGTTGACGACTTTCAGGTGTTGGTTAGTTTTGCTACAACACCGGGTGATTTGATACCCATAAACCCTGACTTTTTCAATGATATCGTGGCCCCTAATGTTAACGCAAATCACAAATTAGTTTTTTTGCAACAAACAGTGGACTTTGATAATCTTCAACGATACTTGTTGGTTGCATCAGGAACAGTTAACAGTGACTATGCTACGTTGGGAGCAATTGAATTGGCCATAGCACAGTACAATCTTGGTCAAGTGTTTTATGCCTATCAAGATCAGGTGTTCTATACCCTTGCAGTAAACTCTGCAGGCGACACCATACTAACTGTCAATTCAACTTATATTGCGTATACTGGTAGACAAAGTTTGTACTTTCAATATAGACACAACAGTCCATTGACCAATAGAATAGATCCTGGATCAACAAATATCATTGATATCTATATTGTAACCAATTCTTATTACACTGCTTATACAAATTGGTTACGCGATTCCACAGGAACAGTGCCGTTACCATTGGCACCCACCATTGATGATCTCACAACTGCATACGTTGGACTACAAGATTACAAAATGATATCAGATAATATGATATTAAATTCTGTGCAGTTTCAGCCATTGTTTGGCAGCAAGGCCGCACCAGCTTTGCGAGCCACAATAAAAGTCATACAATCTACACAAAGCACTGCCAGCACCAGTGAAATAAAAAATCTTGTTGTGGCCAATATGAACGCATATTTTGACATAGCAGTTTGGGATTTTGGACAAACATTTTATTTTTCAGAACTGGCTGCATACATACATCAACAGATAGGCGACATAGTTAGTTCTGTTGTGCTGGTTCCTTTAAATCCACAAAAGAGTTTTGGCGATTTATACGAAATCAGATGTGCACCTAATCAAATTTTTGTGAATGGTGCCACTGTTAACGACATACAGGTCATAACTGCATTGACCAGTACAAACTTACAAACTGCTCCTGGCAGCGGAGTAATTTAATGGCCACAGTTCGCACAGTTGATTTTTTACCAGAAATATTTCAAACACCGGTTAACAAGCAATTTTTAGCAGCCACTCTTGACCAACTGGTTCAAGAACCTAAATTTAAAAAATCACAAGGGTTTATAGGACAACGAGTTGGACCCGGGGTCAATGCCAATGACCAGTATGTGATTGAACCTACAAAAAGTCGCAATGATTATCAGTTAGAACCTGGCGTGGTTCAAATTGATCCAGTTGATGCTAAAAAAATTGTTGATGTCATAACTTATCCAGGCATAACTGATGCATTGACTCTGCAAGGTGGAATCACCAACAATGCAGATTATCTTTATACCAGTGATTACTACACCTGGGATCCTTTTGTTGATTTTGATAAATTTGTAAACTACGCACAATATTTTTGGTTGCCCAATGGACCAATGGCAGTTGATGTGAGTGCCACTGGAGTACCTGTTACCGACAGTTTCACTGTGACTCGTGCAAATGGAGTCTATACTTTTAGTGGGTATGCAGGCAACAATCCAGTACTAACTTTGGTCAAGGGCGGCAACTATACATTTAATGTGGCACAAAATACCACTGAAACAATCACATATCGTGTGACCAATAGTGGCACAAGTGCATATGTGATCAATCAAGAATCAAATCCCAGTCTGACTTTGGTTCGAGGAAATACATACTATTTTAATCTGTCATTGACTGGCGCTTTTCCTTTTTTTATTAAAACTATTGCCAGCCTGGGCCCGGTCAATGTCTATTCCAATGGAGTCATAAACAACGGAGCCAGTGACGGACAAATTATATTCACAGTGCCCCAAGATGCTCCAGATGTATTATTTTATTGCAATCCAGTGGAGTTTAATCTACGTGGGCAATTTAACATAATTGACGCAACTGCAGGAACTGGCAATGATTTCTGGATTCAAACTGATCCTGGAATCAATGGACGTATCCCTGCAACTCCTAACATCAGTAGTAGAACTATACTTGGAGTAACCAATAATGGTATTGATCTCGGAACTATTACATTTGATGTACCCCTCAGTGACGCACAAAGTTTTTATTATAATTTACCTGCTATCCCACTCAACAACGGCACAGTTGATCTTATAACAACAACCTTACAATTCAATCAAGTCAATAATCAATTTCTTGATGCATTTTACACAGCCAATCCCAATGGGATAGATGGCATAACAAATTTAAATGGTCGCACCATTGTTTTTACTGCAACTCAAGGTTGGGAAATAACAAGTTTTTTTGATCCGTTGGTCACTGGTCAAAACGGACAACCAGGCAGCTTTGATAGTTTGCCGTTTGATAACACTACTTTTATTACCAATCCAGAAGAACAATACAGTGTCTGGAGAATTCAGTATCAAACTGATTCGGGTGGCCAGGTCTATCTGTCATTGACCAGTGTTGCAACTGTGCCAGAATTAGATAAATTTACTATTTTGTTTGGCAACCAATGGGCCAGCACACAGTGGTATAAAGATGTCGATGGGTATTTTGAACAAATTCCATTGTTGACTGCAGCACGTAGTGTACTATGGTATCAAGATGGCACGGATCCTAATATTTTTGGTCAAATTCGATTAATTGATCAAACGGGTGTTTCTACATTGGATATTGATACTATCATTGGACAAAAAACCTATACAAGTCCCAATGGAGTAACATTCACCAATGGTATGAAAGTAATATTCCGTGGTACTACGGCTCCGGCCAGTTATTCAAATAATGAATATTATATAGAAGGAGTTGGGACTGCAATTCAATTGTTGCCAGTAACCAATTTTGTAACACCGGAACCATATGTTGAAGCACAATATGCATTGATCAACAGTGACTCTGCATTGAACGGCCCGTTGACTCCGGACTATTTGACAATAAATCGAGCCAGTGGAGATTTAAACCCATGGTCTCGTAGCAATCGTTGGGTTCAAATTGATGTTATCAATGCGTCGGCTGCTTACAACAATACTGTTCCTGTGTTAGATAACAATTTTCGTGCTCGCCGACCTATATTAGAATTCCGTGCTGGAACTCGATTGTTTAATTTTGGAACACAAGGCAAACCACCGGTTAACATTATTGATTTCACACAAACAGATGCACTAAGAACAGTCAACGGCAGCATTGGTTTTGGCACTGATGGTTATGAGTTAGTCAGCGGTGACAGAGTTGTTTTTGCTGCTGATATAGATCCTGTTGTTCGGCGAACAATATATCAGGTTAGTTTTATTATTCCTGATACCGTGCCACCATTGATTTCACAGCCATTGATTAGTTTAATTCCTGCTGCTGATAGTCCAGCATTGCTTGATCAAAGTGTGTTGTGTTTAAATGGTAACACGTTACAGGGTCAAAGTTTCAGATATGACGGTGTTAATTGGGCGGAAGAACAACAAAAACTCAATGTCAATCAACCTCCTCAATTTGACATTTATGATGCTGATGGAATAAGTTTTGGTGACAGAGTCAAATACTCCAGTTCAAACTTTCTAGGCAGTTCATTGTTCAGTTATGCAGTGGGATCTGGTCCGTTAGATTTATATTTAGGATTTCCGTTAACCTATCTGAGTTTGACCAACATTGGTGATATTGTTTTTGATAACAATTTCTATGCTGATTCATTCACCTACACATTGAATACTGTTGGGCAGACTGTGCCATTAAGTTCCGGATTTGTAAGGCAGTACAGTACCCGATTGCTGTACGACCGAGAAATTGGATGGCAAAATGGAATAACCCAAAGTCAAATTAGACAACAATTTCAATTTGTCTATGATGGATCGCCTTCACTACTGGATATTGCAGTCAGTACTGGCACAGTGGTTCCTGCAGTACAAGTTTTTATCAATGCTACTTTTCAAGAATCTTACAACTATAGAGTCTCTATAGGAACCAACACAACCACAATCACATGGTTGACCGAGTATGCACCTGGAGACTTGATTGAAATTCAAGTGCTCAGTGATCAGGTCAGTACAAATGGATTTTTCCAAGTTCCTATGAATTTAGAAAACAATCCATTAAACGGCAACAGCACACAATTTACGCTGGGCACTATTCGCAATCATTACAGTACCATTGCTCAAAATCTTATTGGCTTGCAAGGGCCAGTCATTGGTGCAAACAATACCAGAGACCTGGGCAACTTGATCCCTTACGGTTTACAGATACTGCAACAAAGTTCGCCGCTCACGTTGGCCGGCTATTTTATGCGAGATCCCAACTATGATGTATTTGCTAGTTTGGATTTTAACAGCCGAGAATACATTAAATTTAAATCTTTATTGTTAAACACTGTGATCAGTAACGATTACGGAACAATGACCATTCCAGAAATATTAGATTCTGCAATTGCACAAATCACTGTTGGCAGAACAAATTTAAGTCCGTTCTATTGGAGTGACATGTTGCCAACTGGCACCACGTTTATTTCAAACTCCACAACAGTATCACAAATAACAACATCAGTATTCAACACTTCACAAACTTACAATTTTACTGAATCTAACTACTTGGGATTATTAGTATACCTCAATGATGTGTTATTGGTGCGCAACTATGATTACATAGTGAGTGTTGATAGTCCTGTGTTGACCATAACAGTACCATTGAGCGTAGGCGATGTTGTCACAATCAATGAATACAGTGATACTGTTGGAAATTTTGTACCCAACACACCAACCAAATTGGGCTTGTATCCTAAATTCAAGCCTGAAATCTTTTATAATCCTGACTATTTAAATCCTGTTCTGGTTATACAAGGACATGATGGTAGTATAACAATAAGTTTTGGTGATTTCAGAGATGAAATCTTGTTAGAATTTGAAAAACGAATTTATGACAATCTTAAAAATGATGGTAATCCAGTACCGTTGGTTGCCGAAGATGTTGTGCCAGGATTTTTTAGAACCACGGATTACACACAGGCGCAGATAACACAAATACTCAGTGAAAGTTTTTTAACTTGGGTAGGCCAAAACAAAGTAGACTATAAAACACAAAACTATATTGCAACAAACCCGTTTACCTACAACTACAGTGTGTCTGGTAACAAACTCAACGAAGAACCGTTGTTGGGCGCCTGGCGAGGTATCTATCGTTATTTTTACGATACCACAAGTCCTAATCTAACACCATGGGAAATGCTGGGATTCTCAGAGCAACCTGCCTGGTGGACTGCACGTTATGGTCCTGTGCCGTACACCAGTGATAACCTGGTATTATGGGGCGATCTTGAAGCCGGATACATAGCAGATCCTATTGCACCTTATATTGATCCTCGTTATGTACGTCCTGGATTGACCACAGTGATCCCGGTGGACTCGCAAGGTGAATTACTAAGTCCATTACAAAGCGTAGTGGGATTGTATAATCCCAATGCTTGGCGTAAAAGTTGGGTAGTCGGCGATGGCGGTCCAACTGAAGCTTCATGGTGGGCTAGTTCAAGTTATCCGTTTGCAGTCATGCGATTGCTAGCGTTAACACGCCCGGCTGAATTTTTTAGTTTGTTTGTGGACAGAGACCTGTATCGCTACAATGCGGAATTTGAACAATATCTCTACAATGATCGTTATAGAATCAATGCCAATGAAATTCAAGTTTATGGCAACGGAGTCAGCAAGGCCAGTTACATAAATTGGATTATTGATTATAATCAACAACTTGGTATTAATTCATCTTCGGCACTAACTAGAGATTTGGCCAATCTTGATGTGAGACTTTGTTATAGAATGGCTGCGTTTACAGACAAACAGTATGCTAATATCTATTTGGAAAAGTCTAGTCCAGACAGCCAAAATTCTAGTTTGTTGTTGCCACCGGAAAGTTGGAATTTATTACTATATGCCAATCAACCTTTTGGTGAGATTGTGTACAGCTCGCTAATAATTCAACAATTAGAATCAGGGTTCACTGTGTATGGATACAGTAATGTTCAACCATATTTTCCAATTGTGGCCAGTGCTACCAATGGAACAACACAAACCATCAGTGCCGGTGGCACTGATGTAATAGTTCCTGCACAGTATACCAATAATATAGTTAATATACCTTATGGATACAATTTCTCTAACGCTACAATTGTTGTGGATTTTATTTTAAGTTATGGTGTATTTTTAACCAGCCAAGGGTTGGTATTTGACGGAGTACAAAATGGTTACACCCTTAACTGGGCACAGATGGCTCAAGAATTTTTATACTGGAGCCAACAAGGCTGGGCTCCAGGCACAATTATTAATTTGAATCCTGGTGCCAGTAAAATAACTGCATACAAGCCCGGAGCAGTTGTGGCAGCAGTCACAAGTTTGACTCCAGAAAATCAGTTGACTGATCAAAACAAACAGTCGATCAAATCGCGCGATTTGATCGTACAACGATACGGAGATACATTTACCATATCATCTGCCACGAATCAAACTATTTCATATCTGGATTTAAAATTTACCAATTATGAAAATATGGCTGTGTTGGACAATGTTAGTATTTTTAACGATTTAATATATAATCCCATAACCGCAGAACGACAAAGTCGTATGGCCTGGAAGGCCAGTATCAGCAGTGACTGGGATGGCACTTTAAATGCGCAGGGATTTGTACTAAATCAAAACAATGTTGATCAATGGCAACCTAGTGTAAAATACACCAAGGGTGAAATAGTAATTTATAAAAACACCTATTGGAGTGCGTTGAATATAATTCAACCTAGTACAACTTTTGACTATGCCAATTGGGTCAAGAGTGATTATGCTATGATCGCTCAAGGTCTGTTGCCTAACATTGCCAACAAAGCTGATCAACAAGCCAATAGCTATAATATCTATGATGCCAATTTGGCCAGTGACAATGATTTACTGGCATTTGGTCTCACTGGATTTAGACCACGTCAATACATGGTTGACCTTGATCTTGATGATGTTAGTCAAATACAGCTTTATCAAAACTTTATTGCCAGTAAAGGTACTAGATTAAGTGCAGAATTATTTACTCAGGCCAATCTTAGAAGAGAAACTGGACAGTACAACATATACGAAAATTGGGGAATACTAATAGGAACCTATGGCGCTAATGCCAATCGTAGTTGGTTCGAACTAAATCTCAATCAGGCACTGTTAACTGCCAATCCTAGCACAGTACAAATCATACAACCAGGTCAATCAAGCCAAGCTGATCAAACAATATTTCTAAGCAATCTCTGGAGTGAAAGTTACGCTATACCTACTGTTAATATTTTGCCTACAACATACGGTACAAATCTTGACACAGCATTACCATCTGCAGGCTATGTTAATGTTGACGATGTAGATATAACAGTATTCAATCTCAATGATCCAGAAGCCATCAATGCTAACATTGATACAATCGGCAATGGAACAATTATTTGGGTAGCACAAGTTAACAGCTATGATTGGGGCATTTTTAAGTGCATTCAAATTCCAAGTTCCATGACGTTGTTGAGCAACAATTTAAATGGAACTAGTGTAGCTCAATTCACTGGTACTCATGGGCGATCAGTGGGCGATGTTATTATTATAAGATATTTTAATGACGGAGTCAATGGAGTTTACCGAGTATTAAGTGTGCCAACACCCACCACACTAGTGGTTGCATTTGCATTTACCAATACCAATCAAAGTCAAATCACAGGCACAGGATTGGTATTTTATCTACAAAGCACAAGAGTTGCTCAAGCAAGTGATATTAATAATTTGCCTTTTGTCAATGACCTTGTTTCGGGTGCAAAGGTCTGGGTTGACAACGACGGGTTTGGCCATTGGGAAGTGTTGGAAAAAACTGCGCCGTTCAACATTGCTGACACACTTACACCTTTTACCTTGTTTACTGATTCTTTGTTTGGTACCAGTGTTAGTCAAACCACAAATCATCAGAGTGCACTGGTCGGTGCACCCCAGGCCCTGTCTGGTGCAGGCGCAATTTATACATACCGTCAAAATAACATAGTTCCTTATGTTGATAATATATTACTGACACTCAATGCCACAGGCACTGCAGGATATGGTAACAGTGCTAAATTTGGCAACAACAATTGGGCTATTGCTGGCGCCAGCGCCAGCAACGGCAATGCTGGCTATGCAACCACTTTGTATCAAGTTCCTGGCTCCAATAGTTATTTACAAACACAACTGTTGGTTGCACCAGATCAAAACTTTGGTCCTACACGATTTGGATCAGCAGTAGCAATAAGTTTTGACGAGCGTTGGATGTATATCAGTGCACCTGGGGCTGATGCAGTGTATGCCTACGGCAGAGTTGATGTGCCAGTACAATCAGTGACATACACTAGCAATGGCACTACATCATCGTTTAACTGGTCAGAATCAATCACAATTGATCCAACATATCCAAATCAGTTGCTGGTGATTGTAAATAATTTAATTGCAATCGAGGGCATTAATTATTATATCAATGCAAACGTAGTGCAATTTTTTACTGCACCAGCTGCTGGTCAACCAATAACACTGCGACGTAGACAAGCAGCGCAGATTGATCGTCAAGATTATTTTAACATTGAGCAAAATTCAACCAGTGGCACTGGTGTAGGAGCTGCATTCACAGTGGTAAACACTCGCGGCGTTTACAACCCCACAATAACCACTGCAGGCACTGGATATGCGGTCAATGATACCTTGACCATTGATTATACTCAAATTTGTCCCAATGGATCAGGTGCAAACAATTTGGTTATAACAGTGACCGAAGTTCAAGCCGGTGCAATTACTGCATTTAGTTTTGCTGGCAGCGGTGTCACTACAAACAACGGCTTTGCACTAGTTGAATATTTAAACACAGTGTCTGACATTTACTCATTCACAGTCACAGTCAATGGTGTATTGCAAAGACCGCATCTTGATTATGATTTCAATAGTGATAGTTCGTTGGATTTTGGTCTGTTAGAATTTAACACTATACCTCCAGCAGGAGCAGACATTGCAGTTTCCGCCAGCACATATTGGCAATATATCAATTCAATTACTGTCAATGGTCTTGGCGCAGACGCAATATTTGGATCTAGTTTGGATACCTCCACTGATGGCCGACAATTGTTGGTAGGCACTATCAACGACAGTGCCAATACCCCAACTGGCACGGTTCAACTGGCCGGATCAGTGTACGTGTACAATCGTAGTTCTGTAAGCTACCAAATAACCAATGCTGCCCAAACCACATACGTAATACCAGGCACATACACTGATCCTGTTGCAGTGTTGTTGAACAACACGTACTTGACCAATACTGCTCAATACATCAATGGGCAGTACACAGTGAGTGGCAGCAATATCATATTGAATACTGACCTAACATTGACCATTGGTGATATATTAACAATTGAAACCAACCAGTTCCAACTGGTTGAAAAAATTACAGCAAATATTCCAGCAGCACAATCAGCATTTGGATATGCAGTTACTATATGTCCTAATAATTGCAGTGTGTATGTTGGTAGTCCATTGAGCAGTCAGTCCGGAGTAGTGCAATCCGGCGCTGTTGCGCGATTTGCCAATCAGACTAGAATATACGGAGTAATTACATCAACTGTGGCCAATCCTACATTGATTGCCGGGGACACCATTAGAGTCAATGACATTGAAGTAGCAGTGCCTGTTGCTCCTGACAACAATCTAGCAGGTCTGGTGGATGCAATAAATGCTGCCAATGTGCCAAATGCAGCTGCAACATTGACACCCAATGTGGAGTTTGTTGGCGATGGCACTACTAAAATATACAACGTAGGATCCATTTATTCAGCTGCTGAATCGTACACCACAGTGGTCTATGTCAACTCAACATTGCAAACAGCCGGTGTAGATTATACCTACAACAATACTACTCAACAAATAATATTTGTCACTGCTCCGGGTGCAAACTCAGCAATTATTGTAGTGTCTGGAAGAATAACAATATCAGTAATAAACGCAACATCTGTTTCGCCTTTCAACAAACTCAGTGTGTTTCCGGGCCTAGTAAACTCTGCATTTGACACAATTGGATTTAATCTCTATGTTTGGGCGCAAGATATTTTAAGTCCAAATCCAACAGACTACGCACAATTTGGTTCTAGCATTGGTGTAAATTCTGATGCAATCAATATTGTAGTTGGAGCACCCAATGGTAATGTTTATGAAAGAGAAATATTTGACGGCGGCTCTACCTATTTCGATGACAGAAGCACAACTTTTTTTAACCCTATTGTCAACAGTGGAGTAGTGTATACATATGACTATTTGTCCGGCACGTCTGCTGCATTTGTGTCATTGACAAATCCTGGAGCATTTGTGTTTGGACAACAAGTGTACAGCACACAATTAGCAACCGGTGACCAATTTGGTACTGCTGTAAATTATATCAGTAATCGTTTGTTAATAGGAGCTCCTGGCAGCGATCTTGGAGACAGCAGTGTAAATTATGGCGAAGCATATGTGTTTAATAATCCCACTGGCTCATTGGCTTGGACTCCAACGTATTTTCAAGAACCAGTGGTTGATACAAATCTTTTAAATACTGTTTACAGCTACGACAAATTGTTAAACAGCACACAAACATATTATGATTTCATTGATCCACTGCAAGGAAAAATATTAGGAGCAGCTCGCCAAAACATTGATTACATTGGTGCAGTAGATCCTGCAAATTACAATCAAGGTTCTGTACATAATGTAGGAACCAGCTGGGGATCAGCGCATGTGGGCGAAATTTGGTGGGATACCAACCGTGTTAGATTTATTAACCCCAGCCAAGACGACATTGTGTATGCCAGCAAACGTTGGGGACAAGTGTTTCCGGGTAGTAATGTAGACGTTTATCAATGGATAGAAAGTTTAGTAACACCTGCAAATTATGCAGGTCCAGGTACTCCGTTGAGTACAATCAGTTATACTGTTGCAACCACGGTTGATAATAATGGAATTTTTGAGACATATTACTATTTCTGGGTACGAGGAATCGCAACAATAAACACCGCAGTGGGCAAAACTTTAAGTACAACTGGTATTGCCAGTTATATTTTGAATCCCATTGGCAGCGGCATACCTTACATAGCTGGATTAAATGCCAGCACTGTGGCAATTTACAATGCAGGTAGTTTATTATCAGCACAAGATACCATACTACATGTTGGCTTCGATCGTCAAGCTACTTCAGGTGATGTTCATGCTGAATATGCATTTATAGCCGACGGTCAAGCAGATAGTTTTTTAAATGCTAATCTATATCGAAAATTACTAGACAGTTTTTGTGGTGTAGATGTGCTGGGTAATCTTGTACCAGACCCAATGTTGAGCCCTGGCCAACAGTATGGAGTTCAATTCCGGCCGCGCCAAAGCATGTTTATCGATAGATTTACGGCACTACAAAACTACTTGACTCGTGCTAACAATGTACTGGCGCAGTATCCTATCAGTGAGATTCGCAGTTTTAATTTGCTCAATAGTTCAGAACCAAAACCTGCGCCCAACACAGGAGCTTGGAATTTTGAAGTGCCTAATCTTGAAACACTAAGGTATCAAAATCTTGCACAAGTTCCGCTGGGATATTTGTATCTAGTAGATTCTGATTCAAGTCAACAAGGACTATGGACAATTTATGAAGTTGCTCAAGGTAGCATACTGGGTCAACGAGTTCTGAATCTTACACGTATACAAAATTATGACACTACCTTGTACTGGAACTATATCAACTGGTATCTACCAGGATACAATAGTTCAACACAGATAGTGGCAACTGTTGCCAATTATTCAGACCTCAGCACATTGACCTTACAAACTGCGCCTATAGGCACTAGTGTAAAAGTTTCTGCCAACAGTCAAGGCAAATTTGAAATTTATAATAGAACTGCAACAGGATGGGATCGAGTTGCATTGCAAGATGGCACCATTGAATTCAGTGCAAAATTATGGAACTATGCTCTGGGACCATACGGGTTTGACGCCGAAGTGTTTGATGCTCAATACTTTGATCAAGAACCAGTGATAGAAACTCGTCAGATTATTCGTGCACTAAATCAAGAAATTTACATTGATGATCTCTTGATAGAACGAAATCAATCATTGATTTTGATGTTTAACTTTATCTACAGTGAATTTACTGCACCAGAATGGCTAATAAAAACCAGTTTTATCAATGTAGATCATAGATTACAGGCGTTGTTGCCTTATCAATTGTACCAACCTGAAAATCAAACATTTGTAGAAGATTATATCCAAGAAGTCAAACCATATCACACACAGATACTTAACTTTAACCTTATCTATGATGGTACAGATACCTATGCTGGATCTTTAACTGACTATGATGTACCAGCTTACTGGAACACTGATTTACAAATTCCACAATTTGTAAGTCCGGTATTGACTCCGTATACCAGCGCCCTTAGCACCACAGAAAATTTCAACAGTGATGCTGCATCTAATGCTGCCGTCTGGTTGCAATTTCCTTGGAATCAATGGTACAACAACTATCTATTAGAAATTCAAGATGTTATTGTTGTCAACGGCGGATCAGGGTATAGTTATAACAATCCGCCAACTGTGACAGTGACTGGTACCTGTGTAACGCCAGCCACAATGACTGCAACAGTCAATGGTGCTGGACAAGTAACTGCTATTAATATTATTACTCCCGGAGCTGGATACAGTACCACTGCACAGATTGTATTGACATCCGCAGTGGGATCTGGAGCCATCTGTGTTGCACAAATGGCCAATGATCTTGTCAGATCAATCCGTACAGTGATAAAATATGATAGATATGAATATCAAAGCTCTATAGTAGAATGGCAACCCAATGTTGTTTATACTCAAGGCACACAGGTGCGCTATGTGAATGTGGTCTGGAGTGCCAACACCACACAATCATCTGCTAGCTTTTTACCTTCTGATTGGACATTGGTAAGTGCTGACTCGCTAAGTGGTGTAAATCGTACTCAGGGATTTTATACACCGGGTCCAGATCAACCCGGGTTGAGTTTGCCGTTGTTGATCAACGGTATTGATTACCCTGGAGTTCAAGTCACTGCACCAACCTATAATCAAAACACAGGGTTTGATGTTGGTAATTTTGATATCAACCCATTTGATAATTTTTTTGTAAGTCCGGGCGGATTTATAACCTACGATCCTTCTATACTTGATACTGAGTACAGTAGTTCTTATCTTGACATATATCTTGGCACACGGCCAACTGATATAAATGTATCGGGCGGTGCCTATATTAGTCCCTACAGTAGTCATGCACCAGAAGAACTGGTACCAGGTGCAGAATTTGACACCTTAGATTTTAGAGTTTACACAACACCTGGAGCAGATTGGCTTAGTAGAGGTCATGGATTCCCGTTGATTGTAAAAAGATATACCTATGATCCGGCAAGTCCTGCACTGTACTTTGGAGATTTGTTACCGTACCCAATGGTAGTACTGGCCTGGAATATAACCACTGGCGTGGGTCTCCAACCAAGTTCTTATGATTGGGTTAATTACACATTGACTGTGACACAGGCTGTCACTGCAGGCGATGTGATACAACTTTCAGTTGTGGCCACTGGTGGCGGCAACCAACTGATGAGTGACACCTACATTGGGTCCAATATTGGTAACACAATAATTATACCTTTTCCTTACAGTGCCATCAGTGGATTTGTTATCTATAACAGCGAAAATGGTCCGTTGCAGCCTGGAGTTGATTATACCTATGTCTCCTATGCTGCTAATAAAACTCAAATAACTTTTGCAACCACTTATGGTGCCACTGACAGGATCAATCTAACCTGTCTTGGGTATGCAGCCAGTGGCCCAACATACAGCTGGAGTCTGCCTGTAATTCAAACTTTTGTAATTACCAATTCAGCAGTGTTGACTTATACACTGACCAACAGCTTGCAAGGTACAAATCCAGTTAATTTAATAGTCATGCGAAACGGAGTTCGCGCTCGTCCGTATTCTAGTGTTGACTATGTCAGTGACGGCTCAAGTTTGGAATACTATCTGCCAGACCGCGGAGGATACAGCCAAGAAAGTATTGCTGATGCTGATGTGTCGGTATACGAAAATAGCCAATTGTTAACTCAAAATGTTGACTATGTTGTTGACGCCTGGGACCCGTCATCGCTGCGTACCATAACATTAACCAATCCTGCCACATCGGGCACAGTTGTGTTGATTTCTATCAGCACTGACGCTCAGTACTCTATATCTGGCAATCAACTAACGTTCTTGCCAAGTGAAGGGTTAAGCCCTCAAGTTGGAGACACCATTGAAATCATAACCTGGAACGACACGTCTGAACAACGATTATTAACACAGGTCTGGGTAGGCCCGATAACCGAAGGCGTGTTAGTTAGTCAAGCATTTGATTCAACTGATTTTGACAACCCACCTGGGCCTCCGTCGGCTGACCCAGGACTATTTGATCAATCCAGTGGCATTCAAATACAAACAAATATATTTGACACTGGAAGAGAAATATTAGATCCAGAACGAATACTGGTAACACTGAATGGCAGTTTCTTGATCAACGGCAATGGTTACATTGTTGACGGATCTAAGATAATAATACCTGGCCCACCTATTAGCACAATAGCAGTGCTGGCAGTCACAAGCTTTGCGCAATTTTCTGTACCAGCTGCTATGGCCTTCCGCATATTCCAAGACATGCGCGGTATACAAGCTACCTATAGAATAACAGCAAATACCACAACCACATTGGTACAACCGGTGTCCATGACCGACGATGTAATTTATGTGGCAGATGCCGCAGCTCTTATTGAACCAAACTTGGCAGACAATGTTTGGGGTGCACTGACCATCGATGGTGAACGTATTATGTATCGTGAGAGAAACACCACAAACAACACAGTCAGTAGTTTGTTGAGAGGAACTGCTGGAACTGCCAACGCATCACACACAGTAGGAGCCACAGTATACAATATTGGTCCTGGAAATTTACTATCAGCAGAGTATCAAAACTATGTGGTTGTCGACAGCGCACTAGGCGACGGGTCAACCACAGTATACGTGGCCGACAACATTGATGTTGGCAACATGGACAGTACAACAATGGAAGAAGCAGTGCAAGTGTACATTGGCGGAACATTGCAAACTTCTGGATATGTTATAACTGCTGACAACCCTGTCACGGTAGAATTCGCCACTGCACCACCAGCTGGTGTAGAAGTAGATATTTTGGTACGTAGAGCATTGACCTGGTACGCACCCGGAGCAGGAACTCCTAGCAATGGTGAACCACTACAAGAAACTGAAACCGCGGCAGCAAGATTCCTGCGTGGACTTTGATCAAGGTAAATATATCATGACTGAAAATAAAACGACAAAACAACCCGTGCCAGAGGTTAAAACTACAACCAAACGACCTGACGAAACAGGAAGTATTTCGGTTGAAGGTTTTGTAAGGATTTTTGATCCAAACACAAAAGAAAAATTTGTGGAGAAACGAGCATGATTATTCAACCTGGACTGGCCAAAATAGAAGGATTTGTCAAGATTCACGACCCCAAAACTGGGGAAATTTTACTTGATAAAAAAAATGCAATTCACTACGAAAATATCAGCATCTGTATGGCACAGATGCTGAGCGACAAAAATCTTGGATACATCTATCAAATGGCTTTTGGTAATGGTGGCAGCGCAGTGGATCCCACTGGTGTTATTACCTATTTGCCACCCAACACCACTGGTCAAAATGCAGATTTATACAATGAAACTTATTACAAAGTGGTTGACAATAATTCAGCTGCAAACCTAGATCCTGCCAACAACTACATAACAGTGCTGCACACATCTGGTAATGTGTACACTGACATAGTAGTGACTTGTTTGTTGGACTACGGTGAGCCTGCAGGACAACAGGCCTTTGACAACAGCACCAATTTCAACGGTGAATATGTGTTTGATGAATTGGGATTAAAATGTTGGTTTGGTAGTTCTACTAATTTGTTGTTGATCACGCATGTTATATTTCACCCAGTGCAAAAAAGTTTAAATCGTCAAATACAAATTGACTATACTTTGCGCATCCAAACCTTGACCAACCTGAGTGCAGCATAAATATGTGTACATTAACACGCACTAAATACACAATGACGGAGTAAATAAAAGATGTCGTATACAATAACTTTAACCGATGGCGCGGTATTTGCTACCATAGCAGATGGCACCATTAATACCGCTAGTTCAATGACACTAGTAGGTAAAAATTATGCTGGGTATGGTCAATTTTTAAATGACGACATTATACGCCTATTAGAATCTGGGTCAAACACTACTGCTCCTAGTGCACCGTTACAAGGACAACTTTGGTTTGATTCCACCGCAGGCCTACTTAAAGTATACAACGGCACAGTTTTTAAAACTATCAGTGCAGCCACTGCTAGCACAACTGCACCTAGCAGCAACAGCACTGGTGATTTATGGTTTGATACTACCAATCAACAACTTAATGTTTGGACTAGTACTGCTTGGTTACTGGTTGGCCCACAATTCACAGCCGGACAGGGTATAACAGGTGCAATTCCTGCTACCATTGTAGATAACACCAGTGTAGCTCACCAGTGCATTGAACTTTATACTAACAACAACATCGTGGGTATTGTGAGCCAAGACGCAACATTTACACCTCAAGTTGCCATTAGTGGATTTACAACCATCCGTCCTGGTATTACATTGGCCACTCTGGTGGGTGCCAATGTTCCTTTGTTCCAAGGTACTGCTACTAATGCTCAAGCACTAAACAGTTTAGCAAGTAGTTCGTTTTTGCGAGCGGATGCAAATACCAGCACAACAGGCACACTGAGTGTGCTAAACAATTCAGGATTGGCAGTGGGAATCAACAGTGATTTTAGGGTTACAGTTGCTGGAACTGCAATTACTGTGGCCAACCAAACTTCAAATGGTAACATTAACTTTAATGTTAACCAAGGCGGAACTCCAACCACAGTGATGTCAATCAATGGCAGCACCGGTGTTATCAGTGGCAATCAAATTAATGCTAACTATGCTGACATGGCAGAACGTTTTGCCGCAGACTCAGCATACGAAGCAGGCACAGTGGTGGAACTAGGCGGCAATGAAGAAATTACCATGGCCGCACAGGATCTAAGTGAAACTGTGTTTGGTGTCATAAGCACTCATGCAGCCTATTTAATGAACGGCCGTGCTGGTACTGATATCACTCACCCGCCTGTGGCAATGACTGGAAGAGTTCCAGTCAAATCTGTTGGCGTCATACACAAAGGCGATCGACTGGTGTCTGCTGGCAACGGCCGGGCCAGAGCTGCTCAATCTGGGGAAGCAACTGCATTTAATGTAATTGGACGTGCGTTACAAGATAAATTAGATGCAGGCGAAGGCATGGTAGAAGCCATAGTCACAATAACATAACAGGATTTAAAAATGACATATTCATCAGGCGGATTAATACAAGCAACTGATTATAATGGCTTTGCCAGCACAACATCAGGTGCAAACATAAATGCTGTGTGGGGCACTGCAACAAGCACTAGCGGGTATGGACAAGGAAACATTGCTACGGTCAGTGCCGCAGCCACAGTCACTGCCACACAATGGGCCACTCTCAACAACACCATTGCTGCAACAGCCAATCATCAAGGCACGTCAATAACTAGTAGAACCAATCCAACGGCAGGCGATACCATTAGTATATTGTCCAATATTAACACTGACATAACAAATCTAAACACCAATCAAAATAACGCTTATGCAGTTGGCAGTCAGTTCACAGGATGGACCGGAACAACAGCCAAAACTACCAGTACTGGATCCGGCGGCACTGCTTGGACCCTAACTTTCACACACACAGTTACTTTTGCAAATACCACTGCACTGTACAGTTTCTTCAATGCGGGTGGCTATGTTCAATTACAATTTGGTAAAACATCAACTGGCACCAATGAAGACACAGCATGGAATGCTTTTGTTGGCAATGGCACTGCCAACGGAGTAGTGGGAAGAATTGTGCAAACTGGTGCAGCTGCATCTAAAACTATTGCTGGTTCATCTTACACTGGAACCACTAAATTTGGTGGCTCAGGCACACCAACCACACTAGCAACTTCAACAGGTGTGTATGCATTGACTGGCTCACCAACCACCATCTACAAACAATTTGACTCTGGAGCAGCTTATGCTGCCAATTATGTTCAAATCAATGCCAGCATCAGTGGCGCAGTGTTGACTTATACCACAACATGGTTTGATGACGGAACTGCTGTTTCTGCAGTGATTACTGGCGGTACTGCTCCTACTGGCGCTACATTTGGAACTGCACCAACAACATTGTGTACATACTACCCACCTGAAACAACATACCTAAGTAATACTTGGGGAACCCCAACAGTTGCTGCCACAGTGTCATAACATCCAAAGTCTAGTATTACCAAAAGGGCCTTCGGGCCCTTTACTATTGACCAAATTTAATGTATAATTAACACATGAATACTGATGAATTAATTGCACACAGTCGAGCCCGTTTTGATCATGCGGTTGCAAGACGGGTACTAAAAGAAAAATACCAAGCCAAAATGACGTTTGCTTATGCTGGAGGTCTTTGGCAGGCTGGCCCCGAGCTACTGTGCTTGTTGGCTGCGTGTCCAGATCGTAGCTCTGCTGTAATTTTGGACCTGTATGAAACGCCAATACAAATCAATGTGGATGAGCTGGAACTTGCGGCAGCACAACGATGGCAGGAACAGATGAACGCATGGTTGGTAGAGTACACAGAAATTAATAAAAATAGATGACTACCGGAGTATTAATTTTTGCCTACAACAATGAGCATATTGATTATTTGGCCATGGCTGCATGGTCAGCAAAAAATATTCGTAGACATTTAAAATTACCTGTGTGCGTTGTGACTGATCTGCCAGTGCCGGCTGAATACAACTTTGAACAGGTGGTTTATGCAGCCACTGAGAGTCAAAATTCACGTTGGTTTGCTGACATTGATGCCACTGTCACTTGGTACAATGGCAATAGATCCAATGCATACGAGCTGTCACCATGGGATCAAACACTGGTGTTGGATGCAGACTATGTGGTAGCAAGCAATCAACTGTCACGGTTATTAGCTATAGATCAAGATTTTCTTTGTCATCGTTGGGCCTACGATGTCACCGGGCTACAACCATTCGACGACAATAACTTTTTTGGACTGCATCAAATGCCAATGAGTTGGGCAACTGTCATGCTATTTCAACGAAGTAAGACTGCAGAATTAATTTTTGAATCTATGCAAATGGTTAGAGACAACTGGAATCACTACAGAAATTTATACGGAATTCTAAAACCCACTTATCGCAATGATCATGCACTCAGCATTGCTTTGAATATTGTTGATGGCCACACATTACGTATTCCGGCCATACCGTGGCAATTGGCCACAGTGACTCCGGACAATCGCCTAACACACATTACACAAGACTCATACCGTGTGGATTTTACCACCGCAGACAAAAAAACACGTTGGATACAATTAACAAATGATTTTCATGCCATGGGCAAACAACATTTAGGAGCCATAATTGCTAATAACACATGAACGTGGCTATTTGATTCCGGCCGTAAACACTGATTCAGTTGACTATGTGCAATGTGCAGAACAACTGGCAGACAGTATCAGAACATGGCATCCAGATGCAAATATAACAATACTGACCAAAGATCAGTTACCACACGGTGACCTTGGTGGATACGTCAATGATTGTCAGGTATTTCAAGCAAGTCCGTATCGACAAACAATAAAACTCGAAGCTGACATGATTGCGGCCGGTCCGATAGACCACTGGTGGACATTGTTTGAAAATCGAGATGTTGTGATCAGTCAAGGTGCTAGAGATTTTTATGATCGTCCTGCCAAGTCAAGACATTATAGAAAAATATTTGACCACAACAATCTTCCAGACGTATACAATGCCATCACATACTGGCGGGTAAGTCAAACTGCTAAAGAATTTTTTAATCTAGTGCAGACTATTTTTACAAATTGGGCTATGTATAAAAAACTATTAAAGATGCCCGATGAAGAAGCCAGTACAGATGTAGTGTATGCCATGGCAGCAATTGTCATGGGGCCAGAGCGAGTGACATTGCCGGTGGGTTTAGGTCCAACTATTGTGCACATGAAAAAGCACATAAATTCAATTGCCACTAGCAATTGGACTCAAGAATTAGTTTGGGAAAACACTCGTCCAGGCCTTAGAGTAAATACCGTAGCCCAATGGGGGTTGTTCCATTATCACGTCAAAGATTGGAGAATGAATGAGTAAAGAACAAGACAAAATTAAACATTCCAAACGACTACAAAAAGATGAAAACGCTATAAAAAAACAAACAAAGATTGCTAAAGAATTTGGAATACCTGTTGAAGAACCTCACAAGTTTGTCAAACATCACGCAATGAACTGCGGCAATCCAAAATGTGTAATGTGCAGTAATCCTCGTAAAACTCTTAAAGAATTAACCCAACAAGAAAAACGGTTGTTTCAAGATGTTGACACCCCTAATGACAAACACAGCAACGGATTGAAACCCAAAGATGAATGAAACTACAGAAAACTTTTGGGCCGCCTGGGCAATACCAGCAACTCCTCCAATCCTTCCATTTTATAGATTGTACCATGATGAGCAAGGATATCTATTATTTTATAGCATGGAAGATGTTCCAGGTAATTACATAGAGATTGACCAAGAAACATTTGCAGCCAGTTCCCCAAGAGTCAAAGTCATTGATGGTCAACTGTATCATATAAAAACCAGCAGAGTATTGAAATTAGTGCCCGCAGATCAAGGACAAGCATGTGATCCTAGAGATGTTGCAGTAATAACTACAGAATCAAATAAACAATATTGGAAGGTGAAAACCACAGATGAAACAAGTTGACATAGCAGATTTAGACTGCATTTATCTTTCATATGACGAACCACAACGCGAAGAATTTTGGGTTAAAATTCGCAATATGATTCCGTGGGCCAAACGTGTTGACAGTGTTAAAGGGTCAGACGCAGCTCATAAAGCTGCTGCAGATGTCAGTGACACAGAAAGATTTATTTTGATTGATGGCGATAATATGCCAGACGAAAAGTTTTTCAACTTGACATTAGCGTTGCCAGATGAGCAATGGGAGTCTGCAGTATTTCGCTGGCGAGCACAAAATCACATCAACGGTCTTATGTATGGCAATGGTGGATTAAGTTCCTGGACAAAAACATTTGTTAACAACATGCAAACTCACGAAGCCACCGACGGCCGAGCTGAAACTGAAGTTGAATTTTGTTTTGATCCACTGTATTGGGCCATGCATGACTGCTATAGCATAACATATCCCAATGGATCTGCTTATCATGCCTGGAGAGCAGGATTTCGTGAAGGTGTAAAGATGTGTTTGGATCGAGGAAAACGCCCAGACATCACTGAATTCAAAGACCGTGTGCATAGTAGAAATTTAGATCATCTAACTATTTGGCACAATGTAGGCCGCGATGTTGAGTACGGTATATGGGCTATTGCTGGTGCTAGAATGGGCACATACATGACCATGATTACTCCACAGTGGGACTATAGAACTGTACAAAATTTTGATGAGCTAACAACGTTATGGGACACAGTCAAAGACAGTGATCCAGAATTATTGGCAGGCAGAGTAGCAGAAGATTTAATCACGCAATTGGATTTGCCTATCAACATGATGTTAGCAAAAGAAAGTGCGTTTTTTAAACATCATTACAGATCAAATTGGCACAATCGAGGTGTTATGATTCGAGAAATCGATGTAATTCGTAATCAGGAAGGGCGGAAATGAAAAAATTATTAATCACAGGCAGTAGTGGGTTTATTGGACAACACATGTTGTCTAGACTAAAGGACAAATTTGAAATATATTGTTTAAAAAGTGATCTAAGAGATCACAAAACAGTTAACAAAGAAGTTCAATCATTCAATCCTGATTTAGTAATACATCTAGCAGCCAGAACAGAAGTAGAACAAAGTTTTTATGAACAGGTAGAGTTTTCTGAAATCAATTATGTAGGAACCGTTAATTTAATTGAATCTATGCTACAATGTAAAAAGATTCCAAAATTAATTTTTGCTAGCACTATGGAAGTATATGGTTGGCAACCAGTTAGCGACTTAGTTAAAAATGGCAACATACCGGACAGTATTCCGACGTTTGATCCGGATACAACTATACCCAACCCTAATGCACCTTACGCTGTAGCAAAGTTTGGTTGCGAAAAATATATTGAATATGCACATCGCAGTTGTGGACTACAATATGTAATAGTTCGACAAACCAACGCTTATGGTCGCCATGACAATAATTTTTTTGTAACCGAACAAATTATTACACAAATGCTAGATAACTCAGACCAATGTAATTTAGGCTACCAAGAACCCTACAGAAATTTTATTTTTATTACGGATCTATTAGATGCATGGGAAATTATGATCGACCAATTTGATCAAATATCAAATAATATTTTTACTGTAGGACCCAACAATGCTATTAGTATTGATGCGTATGCTAAACTTATTGCTAAAAAACTCAACTGGAACGGCACTATTAGCTGGAACACAAAGCCCAAACGCCCTGGTGAAATCTGGGTCTTAAACAGCAGCGAAGAAAAGTTAACACAGTTCACTGGGTGGAAACCAAAAGTATCGTTAGATGAAGGATTAGACAAAACTATCGAGATATGGAAAAAAATCAAACATTTATAATTCACGGAACCAATGATAAACTTTGGAACTTTCAAGAACTAATTGGTTACTTGGTTAAAAATCAACACAAGCATATTTCCTTAGTTATAAATCCAGAAGCCATCTGTCTTGAAACTCTGGGAATTTATAAATTATTAGAACATTTCAGTTTTGAACAAGTTGATATTTACACAGAAAATTGTTTAGAAAAACATAGCAAGTACAATATTATACAATTTGATTTTAGAACATCGTGGCTCAAACAAAAATGGAACGTTGATGCTGAGTATCATTCTTGGAATCAAAAAAAAGTCTTTTTAGCATTTTATCATAGACCTACCGCCAGCAGACTAGGATTAGCATCTCACTTGTACTGTACTCATCCGGCAGCTTCATTGGTGCATTTTTCTTCTTTTGTTAATAGCACAGAGACAATTTATCATTTTGAACTTGATAAACTATTGTCATATGATATACAATCCGTAAAAAATGCAACTAGCATGATACCAGATATGCCAATTTGGTCCAACGGCAAAGAAGATCTTACTCTTATTAAAAAATTTATAGTTGACGAAAATGTGGACACTATACTTAAAACAATCTATCAAGACATATTAATCGACGTAGTCAGTGAAAGTCATTCACTTGGAAATACGTTTTATGTAACAGAAAAAACTGTACGACCTATGTGGCTGAAAAAACCATTTATAGTATTTGCTTCTTGTAATTATCTTTTGTATCTTAAACAGATGGGATTCAGGACCTTTAGTGATTTTTGGTCTGAAGAATATGACGGATACGAAGGACGAGATCGATATGTCAGAATTTTGAATTTGATTGATGAAATTGCCAAAAAACCTGCTAGTGAACTAGAACGCATGTATTGGGATATGCAAGATATCCTTGATTGCAATTATAATTTATTACACGATCAAACTTACCAAACAAATATTACTGCTATATGACAAACAAAGGCAACAAAGTTGTAACAGACTCTAAATCAAAATTTCTAAGTTCTGCAGAACAAATGAAAGAAGAGCTAGGACCTGCACTATGCTTGGCCAAATGGAAACAGGTCAGTTTGCATCTCACAACTGGACTTAATAATAGTTGCTACCATCCACCATTACATTCAATGGATCCAACAGCAATCGCATCCAATCCATCAGCATTGCATAACACCGAGCACAAAAAAGCACAACGCAAGATCATGCTAAAACAAGAGCGGCCTACCGAATGCAGTTATTGTTGGAACATGGAAGATAATGACAAACTCAGTGATCGTCATTACAGATCTGGGGAGCCCTGGGCCGCAGTTGACTTTGAAAAGATCAAACACTCTTCAGGAGACGAAGATGTTGTGCCAAGCTATGTTGAAGTCAATTTTAATCATGCTTGTAATCTGGCATGCAGTTATTGTAGCCCACAATTTAGCTCATCGTGGCAGTCCGAAGTTAACAGATTTGGTGGATATCCTACTAGTACTACTCATAATGATCCTAAGCATTTTACAGGGCGCAATCGTCCTATACCTGTAAAAGAACACAATCCGTATGTAGAAGCGTTCTGGCGTTGGTGGCCTACACTGTATCCAGAACTTAGACATTTCCGTATGACAGGCGGTGAGCCTCTAATGGACAAAAATACATATCGTGTGTTTGACTATGTGTTGGCAAATCCCAAATCAGATCTGCATTTGAATGTTACCAGTAACTTTTCAGTGGAGGAAAGTCTATGGCAAAAGTATAAAGAATCAGTTAAACAATTATGCGAAGGCGAAAAAATTGAGCACTTTATGCAGTACGTTAGCCTTGACTCGTGGGCAGAGCAAGCAGAATATATTCGGCATGGATTAGATTTTGATCTCTTATGGGATCGTGTAAATCAATTTTTAACAGAAATACCAGGGCGCAATAGCATAACATTTATTATAACTATGAATAATCTAAGTGTTACAGGCTTTTCTAAACTCATGGCTGGTATTCTTGGCCTAAGAAAAATCTACAGTAAAACATATCAACGAGTATGGTTTGATACCCCGTTACTAAGACAACCCACATGGCAGAGTTTGCAATTGTTGCCAGAAAGCTATGCAGATCAACTGGAACATCTGTGGGGATGCATGCTAGGTCAAATTGAAACTGAAGATGACCCATTTCACGGATTTAAAGACTACGAACTGCAACGATTAGACAGAGATATTGCTTGGATGAGGGATGGGCAGCAATTAGATACGGCATACTTGCAACGTAACAAAGCAGACTTCTATCGTTTTTTCAGTGAAGCTGATCGCAGACATGGCACAGATTTTTTAACTATATTTCCTGAAATGTCGTCATGGTGGAAGGAGTGCCAATATTATGCCAAAAATTAAAATTAAATTTAACAGCGGTAGCATAGTAGAAGATGTACGGAAACATAAATGAAAACTGCTCTCATCACTGGTATCACAGGCATGGTAGGATCGCACCTGGCGGATTTTTTGTATGAAAATACCAATTGGAACATCATTGGTCTAACCAGATGGAGAAGTCCGTTAGAAAACATAAAGAATTTAATCGACCCGATCAACAACAAATGTCGTGTAAAACTTATCTATGGCGATCTGAATGATGATAACTCTTTGGATTTGGCTATCAAGACTGCTATGCCAGATTATGTATTCCACCTAGCAGCACAAAGTTTTCCACTGACCAGTTTCACTTCTCCGGTAGATACGCTCAATACCAATGTTTTGGGCACAGCACGATTATTAGAGGCAATTAAAAAAAACAAACCTGATTGTATTGTGCATGTGTGTGCATCGTCTGAAGTATTTGGTAGAGTCAGTAAAGATAAACTACCAATTGATGAAGAATGTTTGTTTCATCCAGCCAGTCCTTATGCTATATCTAAAACAGGCACAGACCTATTGGGTAGATTTTACGCAGAAGCATATAAGATGAATATAATGACCACACGAATGTTTACGCACACCGGTCCACGGCGTGGTGATGTATTTGCCGAATCATCTTTTGCTAAACAAATTGCTTTGATTGAAGCAGGATATATTGATCCAGTTGTAAAGGTTGGAAATTTAAAAAGCCTCAGAACAGTTGCTGATGTTAGAGATGCAGTAAGAGCTTATTATATGTTGGTTACAATAAATCCTATTCCAGGAGAATACTATAATATAGGTGGAACATATTCCTGCACAGTGGAAGACATTCTACATACATTAATCAACATGTCAACTGCAAAAGACAAGATAAAAATTGAAGTAGATCCTGACAGAATACGGCCAATTGACGCAGACCTGCAGGTGCCAAACACAAATAAATTCACCCTACACACTGGCTGGCAACCTGAGATATCATTTGAACAAACCATGCGTGATCTGCTTGATTACTGGAGAGAACAAGTAATGACACATAAAGGAAAGTTTTTAGTAAGATGATTATTGTTAGAACACCTTATAGAATTTCTTTCTTTGGCGGCGGCACTGATTATCCAGCCTGGTACCAAGAGAATAATGGAATAGTGCTGTCAACTACTATAAACAAATATTCTTTTCTAGTAATTAGAAAACTGCCAGAAATCTTTGATTACAAATATCGTATTCGATACTATGAAAAAGAAGAAGTCAATTCGGTGGATCAAATACAAATTCCTGTTATACGCGAAGCAATAAAATATATGAAAATTACCGAAGGCGTTGATATCACACATCACGGCGATCTTCCGAATAGATCCGGAGTCGGATCTAGTTCCAGCTTTACAGTATCTTTACTGCACGGATTGGCTGCTTTACGCAACCAACAAAGAACCAAAAGAGAACTAGCATTAGGGGCAATACATTTAGAACAAAATATATTAAAAGAAAGTGTAGGATCGCAGGATCAAGTGGCAGCCAGTTTTGGTGGATTTAACAAAATAGAATTTGGTGGGCAGTCTGACTTTATGTGTCATCCTTTACCTATTAATAAATCCACATTGGATTCTTTGGAATCTTGGGTTCAAATATTTTTTACAGAAGATCTAAGAAACTCAGCCGACATTGCAGAAAAAACAATATCAAATATTAAAAATAAAACAATTTTATTAAAAGACATGATGTCATTGACATCTGAGGCTCTGAACATGTTGTTTGCAAATGATATAAATTCCTTTTCAAAGTTATTAAATGAAGAATGGCAGATTAAAAAATCTATAGAAAAATCAATAACAAATGATAAAATTGATGCCATTATACAATCTGGACTGGCCAATGGTGCAGTTGGAGCCAAATTATTGGGTGCCGGCGGTGGCGGATTTGTTTTATTTCTAACTCCTCCGGAGCAGCAAAAACAAGTAACAGATGCATTAAATCTAAAAGAAGTTCCTGTCGATTTTGAATATCTAGGAAGCCAGTTAATTTACTGCGACTATCAAGACAGAGAGAAACACTATGACTAAAATTTATGTTGCTGGACATCGTGGATTGGTTGGATCTACCATTGTGAAGATGTTGTTAATGCATGGAGTTCATCCAGTGGATATTATTACTAGAACCCACAGCGAATTAGATTTGACTGATCAACATGCGGTGAATAAATTTTTTAAATCAACACCAATTGATCAAGTTTATTTTGCCGCTGCCAAGGTTGGCGGAGTAATGGCCAACAATAATTACCCGGCTGAATTTATCTATAAAAATTTAATAATGCAAACCAATGTTATCAATGCCGCGCATGTAAACAATATACAAAAATTTTTAATGATTGGATCCACTTGTATCTACCCACGAGTAACTGAGCAACCGATAAAAGAAACAGCGTTACTCTCAGGATATCTCGAATCAACCAACGAACCCTATGCTGTTGCCAAAATTGCTGCATTAAAGATGTGCGAAAGCTATAATAGACAATACAATAGAGATTACAGAACAGTGTTGCCGTGTAATGTGTATGGCCCTGGGGATAATTATGATCCTGTTAATGGGCATGTGACCGCTGGAATGATACAAAATTTTCACAATGCAAAAATTCAAAATAGTCCAACAGTTAAAATTTGGGGCACTGGCACGCCACGTCGTGAATTTTTATATTCAGAAGACATGGCCAATGGTTGTATAACCGTTATGAATCTTGAAAAACAACAATGGGATTCTGTTACCGAACCAATGAGAAACTTTATTAATCTCAGTCAAGGAGTTGATATTACAATCAAAGAAATGGCACAGACGGTGGCATCAGTGGTTGGATTCACTGGCAACATTGAATTTGATACAACCAAGCCTGACGGAACTATGCGTAAATGCACCAACAACAGCAAACTACTTTCGCTAGGCTGGCAGCCTTCTGTGTCATTAACAGACGGATTGCAACACACATACAAGGCATATTTAGAAACACTATGATAACAATTATAGGAGAATTCTTTGCCAAAACTGTGCCGTTTGGGTTACAGGAACACCGTATTTTTAATTCTGTAAAAAAACAAATAAACAATAACTTTCCAAGTTCTAACAATTTAATAATAAACACCACTTGGATAGGGCCTCAGTTTGATAATCAATCATGGTCGTTGATTCAAAAACTAATAGCTAACAACAAAAAATTTGATAATTTATTTTGGACTGGTATTATCGATCCTATCACAATACTGCCTGATCAAATTAAAGAGGTAGAGCAGGCATTGTGTTTAGAAAAAATTTTTTATATAGGTGTTGCATTTGATGGCCGCTGTTCATTTAATACTCATTCGATAGTATGCCAAGAAGAATTTCCAGAATACACACAAGATGAATTAGAACTAAAAGATTTAAAGTTTTTATATGTAAACTACAACAGAAAACCTAAACCATTCAGGATCAAGTTGGTAGAAAAATTGCACGAACATAACTTAGAAAAATACGGAATAATCTCTTTAGGAAAACCAGAATTACACTATGACGTTTCCCAAGGATTGGACACCGACAAATATTATACACTCAATGACAGCACCGATCCTACTAACAACAACAGGTTTCCAATGGTCAAAACATTTGGCAGTGTGCCTGCTGATTTTTGTAGTCTCGGAGACTTGACCATATGGCAACAGCATTTTTTAAATGTTGTTAGTGAGACAGAATTCTTCCCATGGGATACAGTGTTTCCTACAGAAAAAACACTAAAGCCGATCATTGGAATGCGACCATTTATAATAAATGGACAAACTACCATATATGATTGGCTACGTCGTCAAGGTTTTCGAACCTTCAATCATTATTTTGACGGTGTAGAATTAGAAAATATACCAGAGTATGAAGTTCATGATTCTATCATTGCTGTTATACGATACCTTACAACACTAGACAAAAAAGAAATAATTAAAATATACTCTGATATGCTGCCCGATTTAGTACATAATAGAAATAGATTTTTTGAGTATGCCCAAGAGCAAAAATACAAAACGGAACATCTATTTGAATAGCCTATGAAATTTTTTATATTGGGTAGTAGTTGGGGCATGGGAGAATGGACCATAAAAAGTGGTAAGTTTGAATCAATACCCAACACTGGATTAGATTATCACTTGACTCAACTTGGGCACACAGTTACAAATATATCCGCCGGTGGCGGCAGTAATTTTGGCCAATTAAGACATGCATACTGGACCCTCAAAGAAAATTCAGACTATGATTATATAATTTGGTTTCAGACAGAGTCAATAAGAGACGTAGAAGAAATTCTTATAAACGATCCTGAAGAAGGTCAACGACATTTTCCAAATTTTGATATAAGCAATTTCGATGTCGGATTGGATTATCTAGATTTTGAGAATTACAAATATGCACAAACAATTGCAGATGAATACAATATACCGTTTATTGTGATTGGAGGGCAGAGTCCAGTTAACCCCGTAATTGCCCAATTTTCTTTTGCACAACATATAATACACTGTTGGCTGGCAGAACTACTAGAGTTAAATTTTATTCCACCAAAAAATACTTTTTTTATTAGATCATGGGATAAATTTAAAAGAATATTAGATCATTATGGTGTTGATCAAAAAGAGTTTATTATTAATAATATAGATCAATTAGATAAAGCAAAAATAATACAGGAGTTAACAGTTAAAAGTTTGTTGTTTCCAGACAACTGTCATCCTTCAAGTGAATACTTTAAACAATTAGCGCAACGAATAATAAAAATGATATGATCAATGACTATAAATTAATATTAGAACAAATTGCCGCAGTAGTCGAAGATTTATGTCAACAAGATCTTGCAAAATTTCTCTAAGAATGTTATAATGTGTGTGAGTACAATCAACAACACCTTGCAGAAATGCAAGTAAAAGTTAGAAAAGAGTTTTATTAAGGGCATAATTGTTAAAAGCAGCTATTGTATATGTTCAAGGATCTGGTGGAAATCTTCTATCTAGGACTTTGTCACTGAGTGAAAAAACTGTAGCATATTTGCCGGCGGAATATAGTCAGCACCAACCCTACTTAAAATTATCCGCTCAACAGAGATTTTTATTGTATAATAATTGGAATTCAGCGGACTGGCCCAGTACAGAAAACGCATTAAAAATTTGGTACCATACTGGTCTACAGGATTTTGTTAACTACGAAAATAGTAATCTTTGGTTGATTGATCATTTCCATCCAGCAATGTTTAAATTTGAGTCAGACAGAAAACTCTTGTGGGATAATGTAAATTCGTGGGAACAATTAATTTTTATCAAATATCAACCCAGTAGTGTTGAACTAATTAAATATCTGGCTAAGATAAAGAGACTAGATTTAGATAGTGTGTATCAACTTGAACAGACCGAATTAGAGACTTTTGATAAATTACAGACTGATTATCAAGCAAACATTATTAACTGGGAACACATGTTAGAAAAAGACAGCTATGTTGATGTAATACATCAACTGTCTCGAAAACTAGATCTAGATCTAGATTTGGCATTAGTTGTTAAACTTTGGCAATCATGGAAAACAGCAACGGATAAATTATTAAATGAATGACATAGAATTTAAACAACAAGTACTAGACACCAAAAGTGCCAGCTTCTGTGCGGCCAAATGGTACAATGCCACTATATGGTTGGGTTCAGGACAGACCACCAGTTGTCACCACCCACTGCCACATGCTATAGATGTTGACGACATTAAACGCAATCCTAGTGCATTGCACAACACGCAGAAGAAAAAAATGGAACGTGAGCAGATGCAACGAGGTGAACGTCCCAGCGGGTGTGAATACTGCTGGAAGATAGAAGACATTGGCAGAGATAATATTAGCGACCGTGTGTATAAAAGTAAAATTTACCCTATAGAGGAACTCAACCGTGCATTCAGAACACCTGCTAGGGAAGACTTTGATCTCAAAACGCTTGAAATTGCGTTTGATCGTACTTGCCAATTTGCTTGTAGTTATTGCAACCCTGCTTTCAGTAGCACATGGGTCAATGACATTAAAAAACACGGCGCCTATACCAATTTGGTGTCCGATGGCCGCAATCACTTTACTCACACTCACGACGGCAGTCAACTATACCGTTTTGGTGAAATCAATCCATACGTTGAAGCATTTTTTAAGTGGTGGGAAACTGATCTTCACAAAACTCTTCAAGAGCTCAGAATAACCGGCGGTGAACCGTTGATGAGTGCAGAGACATGGAAACTGATTGAATGGTTTAAAGCCAACAAAGGACGTAGCAAAACACGTCTGGCCATCAACAGCAATCTAGGCACTGATGTTGACATAGATCGTTTGCTTGAGGCCATTGATGGAGTCGAAGTTGATTTATATACCAGTAACGAGTCAACAAGCCTACAGTCTGAATATATTCGTGATGGACTTGTGTGGGATGATTGGGTCAACAATGTAGAACGGTTACTTGATTCTGGAAAATTCCGCAGTATTCATGTCATGTGCACAATCAATGCGCTGTGTTTAGATAGCTTGGATAGTTTGCTTTCTTGCATACACAATTGGAAAATTGAATATGGAAGAGATGCAATTAGTTTTACTTTAAATATATTACGTTTTCCCAGCTTTCAATCGCCATTGGTGTTGCCAAACAACATGCGTGAACAATATAAAACCTGTCTTGAACAGTGGTTGTATCAAAATGACGGAGAGTTTTTACATGAACACGAGCATAATCATATACAACGATTAATTGACTATCTTGATGTAGTTAAAACTCCGCATGCCGAATCGGCCAAATTAACTGTGCTTCAACAAGATTTTAAACAATTTTACACACAATACGATCAGCGTCGTGAAAAAGACTTCGGTTCCACGTTCCCCGAATTAAAAGATTGGTACGACTCATTGTGAAAATACTAGGTACATTATTTGTACTACTGTTAAATACTGCGGCATTAGCAGATGTAGTCAAGATATATTCTCCATATGCTCCGTCGCATTCGGCCACTCCTGCTATGTTTAAAATCATTAATCAGGCCAACAAATCGCAACACACTTATTCTTTTGTGCTGGAATTCAAGCCCGGCGGCAACCAAATGATTGCTCTACAAGCATTGGATGCAACCAGCCTGGCCGTTATTGCTCCGGCCTTTGTAGAAAATGTAGCCGCAGGTAAGATCTTAGAGTCGGACTATGTGCCTGTTCATGCTCTGGGCGATGCTTGCTGGACAGTGATCACAAATGGTAGCATTACGGATCAAAAAGAAATGACTGTGGGCGGAGTGGGTATTGGTAATGCCACACATTTAACAGCCCTGGCACTAGGCGAGAAATATGGCTTTAGCGTTAGATATATAGTGTTCAAAAGCAACAACGATGCCTTGGTAAACATGGCCGGCAACAATGGAATTTTTATGGTAATTGATCGTTACGAATCATATCAAACACTAAAAACCAAAAATGCCAAGTTGCAAGCATTTGCGGCATCCTGTCCCACTAGACTGCCGCAGGCACCCAGTGTTCAAACTCTGCATGAAATAGGTATTGATGCGCCGTATGTGTTCAACATCATTGTGGCACATAGATCAATGACGGCCACACAGCGTCAAGCAATAGCAACTGTGTTAAATGATGCACAACGAGCTGTTGGATACAGTGAAATTTTTAACTTGTCTGGGGTAAAAATCCCCGACATCTCGGCAGAAGAATTCTATGCTAAATCTGTTGCACAAGTTAAAAGATTGCAAGAAAAATATAGAAAAGAAATTAATCAATCACGATGACATACCGATATAATTCAACAGATCTAGTCCGAACCACCGAACTCACTGTTCGCGAACAGTTTCTTTTACAGGACTCAAAAACCTTCTGCATGTATCCTTGGATTCATTTACATGCTTATCCCACAGGCGAAGCATATCCTTGCTGTCATGCTGAAATGAAGCCAGGTGTTATGGGCAACTGTAGAACAAATACGCTAGAAGAAATATGGCGCGGAGAGCCCATGCAGAAGTTACGTGCGCACATGTTAAGCGAAACTCCTCATGCTGCCTGCACACGCTGTTATGAACAGGAAGAATCAGGTTTCTTTTCGGGCCGCAAGAGTGCAAACAAGCATCATGGGCATCACATAAAGAAGCTGGCGGAGAATCCATTTGAAATGACTTATTGGGACATACGTTTCTCAAACTTATGTAATCTTAAATGTCGTAGCTGTGGGCATATTTTCAGCAGTCAATGGTATCAAGATCAAGCAAAACTTGCTGGCTCAGAGTGGAAAGAACGCAATACTGTTCTTAACTATGCTGGCCGTACAGAAACAGACATGTGGGAACAACTGGAACCACATTTGGATTATGTGGAACAGATATATTTTGCCGGTGGCGAACCGTTGCTGATGGATGAACATTATCGTATCTTAGATGAATTGGTACGGCGAGGCCGGTTTGAGGTGCGTTTAATATACAACACAAACTTCACACATACTGACTTAAAAGGGCGCTCGGTGTTTGAATATTGGAAAAAGTTTAAATCAGTGGCAGTGGGCGCAAGTTTAGATGACATGGGTGCCCGTGCAGAATACATACGCAAAGGCACAGACTGGGCAGTGGTGCGCCAGAATCGTCAAGACATGCTGGCCGTATGTCCAGATGTGGATTTTTACATCTCGCCTACACTAAGCATCATGAATGCATGGCATCTGACAGAGTTTCATCGTGCCTGGGTAGAACAAGGTCTAATCCGCGCACAAGACCTCAATGTAAACATACTACAAGATCCGCTACACTACAGGATTGATATTGCACCGTCTGACTACAAAGCACAGTTACAAGCAAAATGGACACAACATATTGAATGGCTTCGTCCACAAGATCACTTGGGTCGCGCAACGCAGGGATTTGAAAGTGCAATTACTTTTATGAATGCCACAGATAACACACAGCTAATAGATACATTCTGGCGCAAAACACATGAACTAGATGAGATCAGAAAAGAAAACATTCTGGACGTGATACCAGAATTGAAGGCTCTGAAATGAATATTCCACACGATAAATTCTGTGTATTGCCCTGGATCAGCTTAGAAGCCAGTCCTGTTGGTACAGTGCGTCCTTGTTGCTTGGCCGACGACGAAATTGTTGACAACAACAATGAAAAGTTCAGTTTAATGACTGCTGACTTTGCTGACATACAAAACAGCACACACATGCGCACATTGCGTGAACAATTTCTAGCAGGTGAAAAACCACAGACATGCCGCAAGTGCTGGAATGAAGAACGTGCAGGACGCACTAGCAAGCGTATGCACACCTTGGACAGAATGAAACACATGGGCATCACGTCAGACTGGACTGCCGATTCCAAGCCCGTGATGTTCCTGGATCTTAAACTGGGCAACATCTGCAACCTAAAATGTCGTATATGCGGATCATGGAGTTCAAGCCAATTTGCCACAGAAGAACTGGCACAATTGCCCACGGAAGAAAAAAAGTCCAGTTTTGCATATCAAATGTTACAAGCAGGTGCTTGGCCTAGAGATAATACTCAGTTTTGGGGAGAAATTGATCAGCATTTAAATGATATACGCTATATTGAATTCACTGGCGGCGAGCCATTTATGATTCGAGAGCATTTCCAAATGCTACAGGGCATCGTGGATCGTGGTATTGCACATCAAGTTGAAATACATTATAATACAAATGGCACACACTACCCTGAAGAAGCCGTTGAAATTTGGAAACATTTTAAAACTGTGGAAATAGCATTTTCAATTGATGACCTAGGCGCAAGATTTGAATATCAGCGCACCAACGCGGTATGGTCAGACGTGGTGTTCAATATTGATCGTTTCCGTTTACTAAGAGAAGACTATCCTAACATTCAGTTACAATGCTGTGCCACTGTGAATGTGTTTAATGTGCGCTATATTGATCAACTGGCACAATGGATCAACCAGCAGGCCTTTGATTTTGTGTACTGGAACATGATGCACGATGCATGGTATTTCTCAATTGCTACACTGCCCGCGATGGCCAAAGCAGCCATTGCAGATCATTTACGCACATGTGATGTTCCTGTCAAGTGGCGCGGGGAATTTGACAACATAATTGAATTTATGAATGGTGGTGCTGACTCTGATGGATTTATATTGCGTATGAAAGTGCGTGATCTAGATCGCAAACGGAATCAGAACTTGGCCACAGTGGCTCCAGAATTGGCAGAATTAATTGAATACACCAAAACCTGACACCTTGTGCATGGCACCGTGGACGCACACATATCTCAGTCCGCAGACTGAACGACGCATGTGTTGTGCCTCACGAGAAAATGCACAAAGTTTCACACAGTATATAGATACTGGTCCGGGTACCGGTAATTATACTCCTAGTACTTTAGAAGAACATTGGAATAGTGAACACATGAAGTCAGTTCGTCGTCGTATGATGGCCGGGGAAACATTGCCCGAATGTGATGTATGCAACAACAAGCTATTAAATACAAATGTCTATCGCAGTTATTTTAATCAACTCTTTGGCCACAAATATGTAGATGTCATGTCTGCTACTCTTCCTGACGGATCAACATCAGTAAAACCAGTCAGCTGGGATTATAGATTTAGTAATCTTTGCAACTTTAAATGTCGCATGTGCGGAGATATGTTAAGCAGTTCATGGGAAAGCGAACAACGTCAGCATGACATGATTGACTGGACCAATACAAAAAATAATTGGATGATTCCTGATGTAAGAAATAAAATAAGTAAATTTCAAGATAGCCAAATTGAGTTAGAATTTAGTCAAGCAGTAGAAGAACATCGTGTAGAAGAAGTGTATTGGGTTGGTGGCGAACCGTTGATGTATGAACAACATTGGCGGTATATGAAACGCATTATAGAACTGGGTGATGGAAAAAATGTCTACGCTAGATACAACACAAATCTCAGCCGCATTGATTATCGCGGGATTAATTTGTTCAGTGACATATTGGCCAATTTGCGAGATTGGCAAGTATGTGCAAGTCTTGATGGCACCGGAGTAGTAGGAGAATACATACGAACAGGACTTGATTATCAACAGTTCTTGCAAAATTTCAACAAAGGACTTGCGTACAAGCACAACAGTAGGAACATGCGTCTTGATTTTACTCTTACTTTACCAGGAATGTTTGAAGTCAACAACATGCAAACATTATCACAACAATTAGAAGTAGAGCTACTGACCAAAGTGGTGTTTAGTTTTAGCCCTGATATTGTGATGAGTCCATTGGCATTGCCCAGAAAGTTGTTGGATCCGTGGATAGATGAACTAGTAGACCATTCAACTGGTACAATGCGCAGTATGCTACTACAGTTAAAAACAAGACCCACATTTGAAGAACAATGGCCCGAAGAATATCAATCTGCTATTGCACAAGGTAAAGCTCGTGTGTTAAAATTAGAACAGATTAGAACCCAATCAACAACAATGACAGACATACTCAGTGCCCGGTCTGATGTACTTAAATGGTGGATGCAAATTGAAAGTTAAAGTAGTATTAAGAAACCCGTTAGATAAAACAGACACAGTTGACTACACTATTGTAGTCAACGATTCACCAATGGGTCTGCGTTGGTATCATGCATTGCAAGATTTACTAAAACGAAACAAATATTTAGAAAAGAATTTTTGTTTTTTAGGATTTCCAGATAGCTCACGAGATTTAGATTATATTTGCAAAGAACTGACCTGGGCTAAAAATACCATTAATTGTTTTTTTGCAGGCAAATACACTATCAAAGAAATTTTTTCTCCTGACTCATTACGCACAGGTCTTGATCCTAATCAAGACCTAATGAATCAACTGCACAATCATTTTGAACATTTACAAGGTACAGTTTGGGAACTAAGTGATTGGTATAAACGTGCAGATTACACTACAAAATTTGCTATTAGACAATTAAATCTTCTATGCCACGAAGCAGAAAGTTTGATATTATCACAACGTAAAAAAGTAACAAATCCAGACTGGGTACGCTCTAGTCAAATCACTACATTTTTGAATGCTGCTCGAATTAATTTTCCAAATGAATATAAAACAACCTTTGATGAAACTAGATACGATAGAAAATTTGGCGAAGTATATTTGCACTGGACACAGATCGGCAAAACTCTTTATGAGGTTTACAGAGACGAACAAGGTGTAGACATTGATCAATCTGTGTGTGATGCTATAACGCATCTACGTTATTATTCTGGAGAATTTGACATTGAATGGGGCCAGGATGTTGTTTACGGTACGCATTATTGGCACAAAAAAGAAATAGACAAGTTTAAAGAGTGGCTAGTAAAACAAGGATTTGATCCAGAAGACTCACAATACAATTATGGATATCATCCAGTGGGGCAAGTTGATTTACAAAATAGTTTTGGAACTACTGATTTCAAACAAATTTTGTCAATGTTAAGTAAACATTTAGATATATACAAGATAGAAGCCAATGGAGTGTCTGCAACTTATGATTATACATGGAGTGACCCTGACTATTATCAAAAACAAATTGCATGTTTGACACCTGGTTACAATCATAGTTCAAAAATATAAAGGAATTACAATGAATTGGTTAAAAAATTTAATAGCCCGTGTGCGTCTTGAAATACGGTATCGTAAAAAATTAAAAGAATTGCGCAAAAGAGATCCGTTTATTTACAAATGAAAGTATTAGGTATAAGTGCTGGGTTTCATGATGCGTCAGTGTCGCTGATTGATAATGGGACCATTTTATTTGCTGGACATGCAGAACGCTACAGTAAGATTAAAAATGATGCCCATATAAATGATTCACTTGTTGCAGATGCACTAAGTCACGGCAATCCTGATCTGATTGCCTATTATGAACGCCCTTGGATCAAAAAATTACAACAACTATATTCAGGACAGTATGAAGAAGCATTTGATTTTGGCAACTTTACTTTGGATCAGTATTTGCGTAAACATCTATCTGACACTGTTCATCGGCAGCAACTATTACAATGCCCTAGAAAATATATGTCCCATCATCATAGTCACGCCGCCGCAGGATTCCAATCCAGTCCCTATAACAGGGCCACAGTGGTTGTAATTGATGCAATTGGCGAACTAGATACCATATCAATTTGGGGTGCGGAATATAATAAGCATGGTCACGCAACATATAAGAGGCTCTGGACACAACGTTATCCACATTCAATTGGACTGTTCTATTCGGCGGCCACCGCCAGTGTTGGGTTGCGACCACTGGATGAAGAATACATTTTGATGGGCATGGCTGCGTATGGAGATGCCACAAAAGCTGTTGGCATGCATGCTTTAGTAAAAGATTCAGATCAGATACTCTTCCGTGACAATCTACACACAGGCATTGACAGTAAATATCTGCAGGATCTAGAAGAATTTGATATTGCTGCCGGAGCACAGGCCATTGCAGAGCGACTAATCAACAGTGTCATGCGTAGAGCCAGTGACTTTAACTGGTCTAACAATTTGGTCTATATGGGAGGAGTTGCTCTTAACTGTAGTGCTAATCGTAATTTGGGGAAGTTTTTTGACAATATTTGGATTATGCCTAATCCTGGCGACGCTGGCAGTAGTCTGGGTGCAGCGGCACTGGCATACAGGAAACAGATACATTGGCCCAATGCCTATCTGGGCACAGATATTCCTGGTGATTATCCTGTCAACAACATTGTGGATTGTCTTCTACGTGATAAAATTGTGGGTGTGGCCAGTGGACGTGCTGAATTTGGGCCCAGGGCTCTGGGTAATAGATCATTATTGGCAGACCCTCGTGGACCAGACATAAAAGAACGTGTGAATGATATTAAAAGACGACAGCAATTTAGACCGTTTGCGCCTGTAATTCTAGAGGAACATGTTGATATGTATTTTGATATGCCACGCGGATTTCTAGACAGTAGATACATGCAGGTGATTGCTCGTTGTAGGCATCCTCACATATTTCCTGCTATTGTTCATAGGGACGGCACTAGTAGGGTGCAAACAGTACCTGCAGACGGGTCTGGAATTAGACAACTACTAGAAGCCTGGTACAAGGCAACAGGCTGTCCTATGTTGTTAAACACAAGTCTAAACATACGTGGAGAACCCATGGTAAATGATCGTGCAGATGCAGATCGATTTGAACAACTATACGGCGTTAAGGTTTGCAGTTAACTTGTAGCCAGGCAACTACTTGATCTGCAAAAGCCTGGTGAGCCGCTAAAAAATAATGACCCCAGTCTGTGTGCGGATACTTATTAGTCTCACACCAAGCACAAAAATCTGTATCAATTGCCCAATTAACTCTATCAGTATACTCAACAGGATGAAAGCTGTTGATATTGATCACTCGTATTCCGTGTTGTGTTGCTAGTGCATTTAGTGCCAGGATATTTTTTAATTTATTCTGGTTGCTTGCTTGCTGGTTGAGATGGAATTTATTCCATTCATCAGCATACGCCAAATATTCCTCTTCAAAAGATATTTTACCGCCGTCATTATCTCCTGACAACGCATAGGTACTAGATTTATATCGAGTCCAATGCTGCCTGCCCATAGACATTGGTAACCAACATTTATCAATATCGTGCCATAGTTCAGTTCGAGAACAGCCAGTCCAGCAGGCTATAACTACATCATTGGTGGTTAAATTTTTTAATTGTTCAATAAAAATTCTGAACATTGCATCATTGCTGCCTCCAGATATGGCATAGTTCATTGGCTCATAACCTAATCGTCGAGCTACTGAAACAGGATAACTGTTTAACCAACCAAATGATCCAGGATTGTCTATGGTAATGCTAGTGTCCTGGTACATCTCTGCACCAGCAGCATGGCTGCAACCTAAAATCAGTGCCTTCATAGGTATGTTTCTAATCCACCGCGTCGACGCAGATCCTGTGTGCAACAACTTATTCCGCCATCCCAAAAATAACTGTGTCTTAATTCGCAAATGATAGGTTCAATATGATGGCGATGGCAAAAATCAAAAACATTTTTATTGTACGCACTGAATATGACATGACTTTCATCTAGCACCAGACAGTTGACATCAAACACAGTTTCGGCAACAAAGCCAGTCCATTTATTAAGATAAGTGTCTACAAACTGAGTAAATTCAGGTGTAGGAGTTTGTCCTTGCACATACCAAGCACCCGGATTTGCATCATATTTAAACTTTCCAACTTCCATGGCAGCCCATATACTAGAGTCCCAAATTTTTAAGACTTCCCAACCCGGAAAGTCTTCAGCCAGATGCAAATGCATATCGTGTTTGCTTGATAATATAACACCAGGTTTAAGAATAGCAAACACAGCATCGCCATGTCCGTCGGTTACAGCTTCGTGAATGCGATAGCCTTCACCCAGCATGTTGTCCACAATCCAACGAGTCTGATCAGGCCGCAAGAAATCTGAGTTGTCAAAGAACACATCGCGCCCCACACGCACAATACAACTGGCACTGGCACCATTTAGGATACAGTCTTTGTCCCAACGACTCTTGTGTGGATTAACAACTTGATCGCCAAATTCAGCACAGATGTTATCTAGTTCTTCTACGTTGATCACACGCAACAGTTTATCACCCAGGGTGATTTGCCAATCTCGTGGCGTCAGTGGCGGCAGCGGAACACCTCCTCCTCCTTCAGTTTGACGCCAAACAAATGCGTCTTTCCAGGGCAAGCTGGGGCGATGTACTTGAGCCCCATACTTCTCAATGGTTTTTTGCAGGCCGTCGAGATCCTCTTCAGTTTCGTGGAGAATCTGTTGCAGTTGATTACGCACTTGCGGATTGTCAATAAAATCAAAGTAATCGGGTGGGTAGGCGCGACCTACAATGACCTCTTCAAGAGGTTGCCAGCTGGTGTAGGAGTTAATTTTGTTCATGTAAGTTCCGTAGTAAAGTATTTAATCTGTCCAGTTTTGTGGATTGATATAACTGCCAGGTGTGCAGTATGTCATCACAGCAGCGCAGAAACACGCCGTGTGGATCTTGTTGTATTTGTTGTAATGTGTGTTTTATTTTGTCGTTAAGAATACGATCAGCTACAAAATTAAACTGTAAACTCATTAAACATCTCCATTAACTCTTTCCATAATATGTTTTCAAATCCTGTGCCATAAAAATGTTCAAAGTTATGTTCCACTATTGGCACACAAGCACGATGTATTTGTTGTCGTTCTTTAATAGATAGACTGTTTAAATCTTTAAGTAATTGTGTAACTTTTTCAATTCTCTTAATATCGTTGGTTTCTTCATCATAGCTTTCGTCAAAAATTCCTTGAAAAGTTTGAAACCCGTAACTTCTCATATAGCGTAAACTATGTGCAGGTGCTACTAACACAAACGGCATTTCTAGTGCAATAGCCTTGAATGTTTTTTCTGTTATATGCAATCGTTGACCAAAATACACTGTTTCTGTTGGTACATACACCAAACTATCTGCTGCCTCATCAAAGTTAGTCAACCAACAACTGGTCATTTGTTGGGTTTCTTCCCCCGGAAATAGTTTAGGTAAGTCTGCTGTCCGAAACATTTGCTCTATGTCAGGATATATGTTATTATACTTTTTAGCTACTACTGAAATATCTATATTTTCGTATACACATGTGCGTGGCGCAGATATCCAGTTGTTTTCTAAATTATATTTGAATACATTATACAAAAACAACACACGATGATCACGTTTTCCGGCAATAATGCGATTGGGACTTATAAAAGTTTTTGTTGGTGCACGATCACGAGCACGTGGTATTAGGAATGTTTTATCATACCCCCTGAACCAATCTTTACAAGCCCACCCATGATAAAAATAATAATGACTACTCCATCCATAAGTTGCACACAGTTTCTCGACAAATTCACCTTGTTCACTGACAATTATGTGTCCAATTGGTTCTGGAGTTATATCACGATTTCGAATCAAAACTTTTTGAAATAAAGAGTTGTGTAAATCTAAATGCACAGGTTCTTGATCATGCAAAAATACATAGTCATTTTCTACAATGCTAACAACCCCAAGATTAAATAGACTGTCTGGATTGGCACTACCAGGAGGGTCACAAAAAAATAATCTAGTACCAGGCTTATTTTTCTTTAGCCAAGGCCAAATTGTATTGTTGTAAATTTCATCTATTCTAATCATTATGTTTGACGTATTTTATTCCGGAATCAAGCCCAATTTATTTCCTCATGAGCAGTCAGCCACTGATATCGAGCATGCAATAACTCTGAGTGGTACAAGATATTTTTGGTGGATAAATTACTTATCGGACTACTCAGGCTTTGATTTTCTTTGGGAGCCAGTATCATGGGAAAAAGATCAAACACATGTATGGCCCAGTCAACATCAAGAAAATGGCGGTACTTATCTTGTGCCTAAACAACACAGCAGTGAAGTCAACAGAAAACATAATAAAATACCTCGTGTAAAAAGTGTACCTATCATAGGAATTGACCACGGCAATGGATTAAACTGTACTGTTGATAGATCTAGTAGATTTATAAATGACTATCTAGGAACTCTTAAGCGTGTGTTGTCAACAGTGAAAGATGAGTATGTTTGGATAGTTAGCAGTGTATGTGATTATTCTGATTTTGATTTTACCTGGCATCCCAGTGAATGGCAGGCCGCAATGTTGCATGTATTTCACAGCAACGAACAAAAATTTGGAGACACGTTTTACATACATGTGCCTAGCTTTCTTAAAGGAACTGAGAATTTAGTGTTGTTAGAATGGTTCAATACCATTCACTTTGTAGAAGATATTCAAGTTCCACGCCGCCCTGTACCTGTGGTACAACACACGCATGACACTCATGTACAAGCAGTTTGGGAATATGACTTTCAAGATCCAGTGGTGGAATTTACTGTTGATAATTATCGTGGGGGTGTTCCTACAGTTAATCTTTGGCGGCAGTCTGTGCGTGATGTAACACCGTTGACTCCAGGAGCATCTCGAGTGCTGGTGCCAAGAGATGCTAAAAATCATTTAAAAACACAATTGTACGATTATCCAGTCATAAACAAAACACATCGAACTGTTGGAAAAGACAATCCGTTAGATATTGTGTTTATCAGCAACGGTGAGCCCATGGCTGAAGATAACTGGCTTCATCTCTTTGACACATGCAGCCAACTCAACAGAATTACTCGTATAAATGGTGTCAACGGCCGTGTGGCAGCTTATCATGCAGCAGCCGCAGCCAGTAACACACCTTGGTTTTTTGCAGTGTTTGCTAAACTACAGGTAGAATCTATCTTTGACTGGTCCTGGCAACCAGATAGATTACAAGAACCCAAGCACTATATTTTTTATGCAGCCAATCCTGTGAATGGCCTGGTGTACGGACATCAAGCAATGATTGCTTATAATAAAAAACTAGTGTTAAACAACTCTGGTGTCGGATTGGACTTCACGCTAGACTCAGCACATGAAGTTGTGCCTGTTATGTCTGGCACTGCTTATTATTGTGAAAGTGCATGGGTGTGTTGGAGAACTGCATTTCGTGAAGCACTTAAACTTCGACACAGTTTGCCCAACGTAGAAAATGAATATAGACTTAAATGTTGGTTAAAAGAAGACTCTGGTACTATTGCCAATGGACATTGGAGCCATAAAGGTGCACAAGATGCAGTGGAGTTTTATGAATTAGTAAACGGGGATTTTGCCGAGCTCAAAAAAAGCTATGACTGGGCTTGGCTGGCCAGCTATGCGTTTGTTAAACGGAATCTAACAACTGATCAATGATGTATTCTATTTCTAAATCTGTAAGCTCAGGATACAGTGGAAGAGAAAGCACACGCCGACTGAGCATGGTTGCTACACTTGTCATATCGGGCCCAACAAACTGTTGATACGCAGGCAGTTCGTGCAATGGGTTACGATAGTGTATTTTAGTTTCTATATTTTTTAAGGCAATTTTACGTTGCACTATATCTGCGTTGTCTACTTCTATAACAAACTTGTGAAAGCAATGTCCTGAGCGAGTTTGATCATTGACTAAACATCTAATATGATTGTGATCTTTTAGTCGATCGCACCAATGATCGACTATCTTTTCTCGTTGATGTTGCCACTGGTCAATGTACTTTGTTTTAACCAGCATGGTAGCACAGTCTATTTCACTCATGCGGCTATTAGTTCCTGTTTCAACATTTCCGGGTTTACCATTGTCTCTCCAAGCCCGAGCAAATTCTGCCAGTTTGAGATCTGGAGTAAGCACTGCACCGCCATTGCCATAGTTAGACAAATTTTTCATTGGATCAAAACTAATGGCCATAGCATTGGCAATTGACATTTTTCTTGTAGATAGCCAATGTTGAGCACCATCTTCCAACAACAGTCCTGTGGATACTTTATTGGTCAATGTATAATGAGGAATTGCACCGTATAGTCCTACTAGTACTGTGGCATCATACACCTTGTTTTTGGAGATGTTTGAATAGTTAGCTAACCCATTACGGTCAACGTCTGAGAATTCTATATTCCAACCAGCCCGTAGAAAAGCATTGGCAGTGGCCTGATAGGTAAGAGTAGGTAACAGTACTGTAGCCGAGTTATTACTAGACAAGTAATTTTTGATGCAATACTCGGCTATGATTTCCAAAGCCTGAGTGCCACTGTGACAAGTTATAGCATACTTGGTATTATTTTTTTTTGCCAACCAAGATTCAAATTCAACCGTGTAGTTGCCATTCATCAACTGTCCAGACCTCAGAACAGTATCTATAGCATTGAGGATTTCAGATCTGAGATTGTTGTATTGCTTTTGGAGCCCAGTAAAGGGAATTTTTAATCCAGGTGTAGTAATTTTCAAATCCTTCTTTGACATCTACTTTGGGGTCAAATCCAAAGTCATTGCGTGCCGCATCAATATTTAATGCACCACGACTTGGAAAATCTGCATCCTTGTCTCTTAGTTCAATGGTGCCAGACCCTACAATATCAACAATCATTTTGGCAGCTTGGCTCAAACTAACACTATGACTCTTGGTAATATTATATATTTTATTATCAGTATTATTACTCACGGCTGCTTCAACAATGCCTGCGGCTGCATCATCTACGTAGGTAAAGTCCAAGGTTTCGTTGGAGCCGTTTACATAAAGAGTTTCTCCGCGCATAGCTCTGAGCATAAATTTTGCAACCACTCGGTCTTCAACGTCAAGTGGTCCGTATACAGCGCTAGGGCGAATAATAGTATAATTAAAACTGCCACGACGGGCGTAATCTTTGACAAGGTGTTCTCCTGATAGTTTCATAATTCCATATTGACCAATTGGATTGCATACAGCGTTTTCTGTTACATCATCCAAGAAGTCCCCGTAGACCATTGAGCTAGAAATGTACAATACTTTACGCACATGGTGTTTTCGAGCACTTTCAAGTATGTTAATAAGTCCTTCCATCATGACTCGGCTGCCCCATGCAGGATCAGCATTGACAACTTTTTGTCGCGGAAAACTGGCCATGTGTATAACAATTTCCGGTCTGTGTTTACCTATTACGTAATCCACAGTTTCTGCAGATTCAATGGATGCACTGTAAATCGGGCTATTAACTTTTTTTAGCCTTTCGCCCATAAGATAATCTAACTCATCTTGCGGAACAAGCCCGTAGTTTGTTTTATTGTCAATTATTGATACTGAATGATCTAATTTTTCTAGTAGATTTACTACATTATGACCAATAAGACCACACCCACCTGTCACTAATATATTCATTTGGTTATTTCTCCGTATAGGTAATTGCTCCACCATTCATGCCCTTGTTCCAATGGATGCTTGGTAGCATGCGGACTATTAAATGGGGAATTTGTCAACCAGTTAACCGCTTCGAGTGATTGTTCTATTAGCTCGAGCAACTGTAGTTTACTATTTTGAATTTGTAGATGCTTGATAAATTTAGTAACTGGATCTATAGCTATGCCACTCATTAAGTATAATGGATCTGGATATTTAGTTAAATTTCCGTGATCTGCAATAACGTCAACCCAGCGTTGAGTAACATAATTACCAGACTGTAACTGTTTGTTATTGTTAAAAAAACTAGTAAAATTCCTACCTACATAACAGTTTAAATTTAGTTTACTAAATTTGTTGAGAACAGAATTTAGTGCAGTGACGGAGTATTGTTCAACCAGTTCTAGTAGTTCCAACACACTGGTGGCAAATTTTATTTTTAAATACAATTGTAATATATGAGTAAATTCTAAATTTTCCGTAGATAATTCATTTATTGCAAAAGACATGTCAGACTCATTATATGTGCCATTGACAATGTCATTGAACCTTGGCCAGGTGTCGCCGGCTAATACATCAGTGTATAAAGATTCATAATCTAAAAAAGTGTTAGTTAATTCTCTGCCAGACTCAGTCAGCGTAACTACCAAATAAATTTGTTTGTATGTTTTAGTTAACTCAGAAAGAACTTTATGCAGATGATTAATTACCGATATATTATCAAGTCCTGGTAGCCCAATATTAATAAAATCAGCTGAAAGTTTTTTTGCTAGTAGATGCCCATAAATGTGATTGGTTCTGTGTTCAACGTTGTCATAATATCTATTGGTACCGCCAAGGCTATCGCCCCATGTCCAACTATCACCTGCAGTTATCAATAATATATCTTTATTGTAATCTTTTTCAAAATACCAGTGACGATCCGGTTCATGCGGTAACATAAGTGAGTCAATGGATAATTGAGTTAACTGCATTTATTGCCCCATCGTAATTGCCAATATACCTGATCAGACTCTGTTAATCTTGCAAATATATAATATTTAAATCCATAGTTGTAAAGATCTGGTCGTCTGACCCAGTAAGGTTTATCTTCTGCATGCGCCATGACCCAGGCTCCTGCTTCACTTTCTTGCCACTCTATCAATGGTTGTCCAGCATATAAATCTGGATCCTCTACATCGCCCATTGTAAATGAATGTACCTGGACATCACTAAATTTTACAGGTTTGTCGTTGACAATCTTTGTGTATGGTTCTTGAAATAGTTCAGACCATTTTTCGTCTGCAGATGTTAGTGCCATAATTACATTTTAGCACACTTGTCAAATGTGCGCAACTAATTCGGTAGCCATTGGAAATATTTCTGCTATGACTTTGGCACAGGCAATTGCAACTTCTTGATGCTCTTGTTGCGTTCCGTTGGCACTGCGTAATTCTATAAAGTGTATCCAACTACGCAATGTACCATTCATGTACAGTCTACTTTCGATCAGACCTTCGGGTAACACGGCCCGAGCTTGTTCTTTGGCTATGCCATTGGCAATGGCCCATTCGTATTCGCGTGTTGCAGCATAGATAACTCGTTGTTGAGCTCTGTACCATTCATTTTGTAACAGTTGATCATCCACAGCAACACTGTTCTGTCTGTTCTTAGGATCCTGCAGTCTTGCTTCTCTTGTAACAAAATTGAGATCTTTTGTTGGATCAGCATAGCGTTGGCTGAACTCTTGGAAGCTGAAACTTCTATGTCGAAGAATTTGTCGAGCAATATCTCTTGTGGTTGTAATTTCAATACAAGCCGAAACCATTTCAAGTGGTGACCAATGTTGGTGTTTGACTAGATACTTAATTAGTTTTTCACTGGTTTCTGTATTGAGTTGATTGCTAGGATTGCTGACACGGGCACAGTACGCAATGAGTTCTTGTGCATCTTGTAGGCCCATATTTCTAAATTTGTCTGTAGGCTGGCTGTAAGACAGTAGTTTTACATTCATAATTCTAAGTTCTCTTTTATATAATTAAATAAAATTTTGTGTCCTTCTCTATTAGGATGTGCTTTATCTGGTTGAAATACAGGATGATTTTCAATTATTAATCTATTAGAGTCTAATTTTAATAATTGATTAATAATTTTTTCAGATAACTCCATGCTAAATGGCAAAGCTCGAGACAAATTTAACCAATCATTGATTAATATATCATCTATTGTCCACTGCCCCCAAGAACCAAAATGATCAAAATCCATCTCTTTGTACTGCTTGTATATTTCTTCTTTATTTGTCCACATTGGCCAAGTTGCATTGCCGACAAGTAACTTTGGCCAAGACTTTACCAAATTATTAAGATTATTAAACTGTTTGATAGAATCTGGAATTGGTGCAAGACCTCCTATCAAGTGAATGGTAGCATTGTATTGTTCAGCTAATCGATTTAAACTTTCTAAATCTTTGTTTAATACATGCAATTGTAATTCAAACAATCCATTATGTTTGTTGAGCTCATCTTTAAGATGTTTAAAATTCTTGCCAAAACTTCTAGTTGCTTCAGTTAATATTAAAAATATATAATCTCCTGCTTTATACATTGTTTGAAATATGTTTTCTAATATTAGAATAGAGTCGTTATTTGATCCTGCTGGCTTTGATTTATTAATCACGGTATATCCATCGTCATTAAAAAATTGTTCTAGGCCAAGATGTTCAATGCTATGATTAATAGTCCATTCTCCGCACCCCCAACTATCACCTAATATAAAAATAGTAGGTTTCATAATTTCTTTAGTAGTTTATCTGTTTCTGGTTGCACCATGGCTGCTACTGCAGATATGTCAACCACAAAGTCAATGTCTCGTATTTTGTCGTCAAGCTCGTTGATAGTTTTAGTCAACAGACTTTCGATATCATCATAGTCTAGCCCTTGCTTTCTAAGAGTGTGTAAATTGATAGTTTGTTGCTGGCGCCCGTGGAATTTAATAATGATTTTTTTAATACATTCCAAAGGAACATCAGTTTTATTAACACCAGCAACTATGTGTTCCCACTGACTTAAAAAGTCATCATTGAGCTGTGGCATCTGCAACTTTGGCCTTAGAACGTCGGGCTTTGGGAACAGGTGCAGTTTCTGCAACCACTACTGGCGGTGCTTTTCTAGCATTTTTTGCATTCACAGTGGGATCCATGCGTTCAGCATCTTTCTTCATACGGGCAGCTTCGGCAACCATCTGCTTGGCATTGATCTCCATGGCCTTGGCCTGTGCCAACATGTTGGCTGCAATGTCACGATCAGTTAACGCACCCTCCTGCCCGGCCTTGAGCACAGGTGGCGCAACATAGTTGGGATCTGCTTTTTCTGCGCGATCTTTTTTGTAGGCTGCTTCGGCGGCACGTTTGACACCGGGTTCGACCATGCCGCGGCTAGCATCATTTTGTGCCATGCGTTTGATGGCATCATCACCTTGTTTCATCTCGTTCAACATCTTATTGAGCTCATCCAATCTGATACTTGAATTGGTTGTAGGTGTCATAATAACATCCGAGGTACGTACTTTTTTAATCATGCGTTCATTGTGCAATGTTTCTAAAATAGGGCGACCGTCTGGCAACAGGCTACGATGCATGGCATTGGCCAACTCATCAGCAGTTTGACCAATGTCACTTTCTATAACCTTTTGAATGGCATCTTGCCAGTGTGCTGGTAATACTTCGGGATGAATAATCAAGCACATGTGATCCTCACCGGGCACTTGTCTAAATAATACGCATAACTTGCGATCGCCCATTCTACCTACGTGTTTTATAAATGCCATGTTATTCTCCTGGATTGATTATGCCGGCTTCTGCTTTGGCTTGTTCTACTACTACTTCTAAAAATTGTGTGAGTTTGTTATAAACTGCTCCAACTTCTGCAAGTTCGGCCCCGCGAAATGCTCCGCGTGATGATGCGAGATCTACAATGTTTTTTAGTACATCAAGATCTGCAATTGTGATTGTGACGGGTTGTGTTGTGTCTTCCATGTAGATATTTACTTGTTAGTGTGTAGTGCAAAATATTTTTGTCATAGAAAAAGCCCTGTAAGCGGGCTTTTTGGATAAATCAATCTAGGAAGTTGGCAGTTGGCACAGTTGATTCAACAATTTCTTCTTTCTTATGCCGGTTAATGACTTCTGAGAGAATTTTAACTACAAACTCATTCAGTGTCATGTCAGCTTCGTGTGCCATGATCATAATTTTGTACAACACATCATCAGGCAAGTCAAGTGTGACAATCACACGAGTATCGTAGTCTTTGCCGGTAATGATTGCTGATGCTTTTTCTATAAAATCATCTTCAACTTCAAGATCCGTCCATTCAGTGTCATCCCAAGCAGTTTTATCATATTTAATATCTGCATAGTCCAGATTGTTCAATCTGTATGCACGATTGCGTTGATAGTCGCAGGCTTCAACACTGTACACTGCCTGTGTCTTTTGGTCAAACACAATTTGCATACTATAACCACCATCAGCCTGTTGACCATTCCATGATGTCAGGCAAAAAAGATTTTGACCATTGAGATAGTACTCACTGCCTTCGGTGATTCGGTAATCAATCAGTTGCATCCATTGTTTAAGTGTGATCATAATTTGTTCCTATAAAATAAGTAATTTCCTGTTGTAATTAAACGTTTCATCTTTTTTTAATTTCAAAATGAGTACGTATTTGTTCTGCCAGATGATTATAGCGCATGTGAGCACCTTGATTCTCTACTATGTCAACACATTCTCGCACAATCAACTCGGCAAACTTTTCTAACTGCATTGCGTTAACTTCTGGATAATGACTGCCACCGGCTTGCAGAGCCAGTTGTTTAATTCGTTCGTTCATTTTTCTTCATCATAGTAAGCATATTGACCCCATGGTGGAACAATTGTGGTTGTTCCATGCAACACCCAGACAGTGTCAGCATAGTTCTCATCGCCCCAGCTGCCAAATGGATAGCCATCTGTAAATACCACCAGACGCTTGGGTTGAATATCTGCTTCTTTAAGATATTCGTACATACAATCAAAGTCTGTACCGCCGCCACCGTCTACTTCGTAGTCGGCAATACTGTCCAAATTCTCACTGTCAAATTGTTGAGGATTGTACACTCGGGTATCAAACGTTGCCACGTGTATCTTATAGCTGTTGAACTGTTCCATAATGCCAGCAGTCTCACTCAAAAAGTCTTTGAGCATTTGGCCATCAATTGAACCAGAAGCATCAATCATGATAGCAATGTCAATGAGCTCGTCAGGCTTGCGGCCCGGCATGACAGCATCCATGTGCCAGCCTTTGCGACTGGCTCGCATCCAAGTGTAGTCGGATTTGATAGTGCTTTCTAATTGCATACGCAACAGTTCGCGCCAGTTCATTTTGGGTGCAGTAAGATTTTCAATAATCTTGCGCACACCTAAAGGAATGTTGCCAGCACCATTGGCTTCGGCACTGGCCGCTGCCAACACTGCTTCTTTGATCTCGTCACGGATGGCCTGTTTTTCTTCTTCGGTAAGTCGAGGACGGCCTTTGCCCGGAACCTTGTCTCCGTTGCTGTCACTGTCACCATCGTCATCACTGTCACCATCCATGTGATCATCTAGCAATTTGTCGATTAATTTGCCAATGTCAATCTTTTCTGCATTCTCATACAAGGCATCGTAGACTTCTTCTGAGCTCATGCCTTCATACTTTTCATCATACAAGCAGGGCACCGAAGTGATGAATTCTCCTACTTTGTGTTTTTTTAAGTCTGCGTTGACACAATAGTCACTGGCAATGTTGTACAATTGAGGGTCTCGATCACCTCGACGTCCAAAGTGGTCATAAACACAATGCAATACCTCATGCCCAAACAAGAACTCAACTTCTTTGGGTTTAAGCAATCGGATAAAACGACTGTTGTAATAGAAGTTTCTGCCATCAGTGGCAGCAGTACCGCACCATTCATCAGCATTGACCAGTTTTAGGCGAGTGGACAAGTTGCCAAAAAACGAAGCTTTGAGCAAAAGACCCACACGAGCAGTGATAAGTTTTTCTCTGGCATCTCTGTCTTCTGAACTAACAGTGGGTCCTAGCAAATTGCCAAATTTACTAGCGCCTTTGTTTTCTGTGGTAGTGCTCATTTTAGTTCCTTTTGCTTTTGTCATAGTGTATTATAACAGACAACTATTTTTTAGTCAATCTGTATATCGACTAATTTTCCGTTGCGGAAAATAAAATATTTGTTGATTTGACCATGCCACACCCATACACATTCATTGCCGGGTGCCATGGTGTAATCTGTCACATCGGGATGATGTTTGGCCATGTACTCTTGTACTATTATAATCTCAAACTCATTGAGTTTTTCACCATCTACTATACGCATTTTTAGCTCCTTTATGCTGTATTATAGCAGAACGGGAATTATTGGTCAAATGCCAGTTGTTGTATAAGAACAACAGCTAAAATCCAGTCCACCCGACCTGGTACTCCAAAAACATGGGTTTTGCACCCACTTGGTTGGCATATTCTGCTACCAGTCTGCCTTTTCCGCCAACTTGTGGAGTACCAATAACTTGATAATTGGCCGGCTCAGTTGGTAACAAATTTCCGGAGAGCATGCAATCATCAACCACTACCAGGGTGTCTGATTTCAAAATTGGTTGTATTGCAACCAATTCTTTAAGATGATGCGCAGCTGATGGAAACCAATAGTTCCAATCTACATCAAAACTGTCTAGATAAAACAAATGAACATGACTATTTGATCTTGCAAATTTATGTAGATATGCAACACTGTCACCAACGTTGACAGATACATTGTCACTGACCAACGTTTTGCAAATTCTCACTGCTTCTGGATCTATATCAACTGAGTGTACTTGAGATCCATCTTTTCTAGACAACACATATTGATCAAATAGCACTGTACTTTGGCCATCGCCTGCCCAATTACCCGGTTTTCTGGTACATCCAGTTTCCACAATCACCACAGGTTCTGGATATTGATCCAGATACTCAAACATTTTTTTAAATGTATTTTTTCTAAACGATAACTGTGGTGCAGCTACAGTATTGAAATATTCCCAAAAATTTGTCATATGCTTTATAAGTTGGTGGGCCCCCGGAGAGTCGAACTCCGCACCAACGGATTATGAGTCCGCTGCTCTAACCAACATGAGCTAGAGGCCCTATCTGGAAGTGCGGGTCGGATTTGAACCGACGGGTTTACGGATTTGCAATCCGTTGCATTTGACCTCTCTGCCACCGCACTGTTAAATTGGCATCCCGCCAGAGACTCGAACTCCGACCAAGGGTTTTGGAGACCCACGTGCTGCCATTACACCAGCGAGATAATGTAGCAATTATACTATAAACTTATTTAATAGTCAACTATATTTTAATAAAAATACAGTGTATTTTTGTGCATCAACAATTTCAAAATTGTTTTCTATTCTTTGGTCCAATGTCATGGTCAACTGTATGCCATATGTCCATACTAACCATGATATAAAATCTTTATCTTCCATGTCTGGAATGTGTTCATATTCTTTATCAAATTCTTCTCGTGCTCGGCGAACTCTTGTCCAGTCTTGAGCAGTGGCGCCTAACACGGTATCTAATCTTTTTTCGTGAGTATTGTAGTGTTGGTTGTTACTCATGACCATCTTAGTAAGAAAAAAGTTCTATCTGCTTCTTCACGGAACCAATACTTACGATCACTGCTTACCCAACGAGCATTTTCTTCGAGCCAATTACTGGTACCCATGGTTTCTTTCATCCACTCTTCTATATCTATCCACTCTGCTCTAGAGTAATGGTATGGACAAACCCAATAGGGCCATTTGGGTTGATTGTCAGCACGGCCAGTTTCAAGTCTTTTTAACTGTTCATCTGCCCTTCTTGAGTCAGACATAGCACGTTTTGTTTTCATGACCACCTCAACACAAACCAATCACGGTCTTTGGCATCACGGAACCAAAACTTCCAATTGTTCACATGCCAGCGTTGATCAGGCATCCATATGCTGTCAAAAGGTGTAGGGCCAAATGTCTCGCCCATCCATGCCATCATATCATGCCACTGCCCGTCTGCGTTCATAGGAGCCACTGAGAGATACTCCTGTCCGCAGATTGTGCCTCGACCGTGCTCTAAATAGTAATCAAATACTAAACCCGAACCTGCTAGCACCATACGATCAATGTGTTCACTGAGTTGTTTACTCGCCCCGTCAATGATGTGTTGTGCTACACTATTCATGACCACTTCAATAAAAACATAGTAATTTCTTCTGGAGTTTTGAACCGCCACATGTCAAAACTCATACGAATTCCACACTTGTTGTTTTTGCTCCATGTATGGATGGGATCCATGTCGGATTCTTTTAACCCCATCATTCTTGGTCCTGGCTCCCAGGTGGCCTTGAGTTTAAAGCCCGGTAACCTATGCCATTTTATTTTTGCTCGAGACATGCACTGACCTCCATTGAACTTACTTAACCAGTCAGTTAAATCATATTTAAAATTTGTTATGCCCATTTTAATTGGAACATGGTTAACATCTGATCGTTGGCAATATAAATTCTATAATCGTTATATTTTATATTGTATGCCCACTGTTCATTGACCACTACATCAGGATGCTCGTCAATCTGTTTGATTTGGGCTTGAATCATTGGATACTGCATTTCCACATCTTGACTCCAGCCATAGGTATCGTTGAACCATCTACGACAACGATCAAAGTCCAATATGGCTGATTGTCCAGGTGCCTTGGTAAATGTGATCATGTATTTGAATCGATTGCGATGATTGTGCCTACCATCAAGCTTGACTATATTGTACTTCATATAATTATTTTGTACAGAGAAAGGAGGGCAGTGCGAACACAGCCCTGTGTTTTTGAAACACCACCCTCCTAAACTACTTAGGCAGATGCCTGCAAAATGTACTTGCCGTACTTCTGATGGAACTTGTCAAAGTTCTTGAGCTTGGTAGGCTGGAACGGCAGGTTGTATGTGGTAAGTGCAATACGAGCACCCATAACAACCAACTCTGTTTCAAAGTTACTCATCATGTAGCCAAAGAAGTTATCTGCCATTTCGTGGAACTTCTTGTCGTCTACTTTCTTTTCATTGATGGCATCTTTGAGCTCATAGCACATGGAGATCACCAAACTGTACATGGCACTGACTTCTTTGACATCCAAGGTAGTGACCTTGCCTGACAGGATTTCCTCGGGCTTGGGCATACGGCTGGCTACCTTGCGGTGTGCCATGAACTTGACTGCAAGTCCTTCTCCTACAGTACCTGCAATCAGATTCATTGTGGTGTCGTCATCACTGTCACTGTCGTCCAGAATTTGGCTCACAAAACTCCATGAGCGTGGCGTAGCAAAGGCACGGCTTGCGCTCTTGGCATCAAAGTCGTACAGATCATTTTTGGCAAAGCCAATGTAACCTACCACATCCTTGTGGATCTTGTGGTTAACTGCCCACTCTTGCCAACTGGTAAAGTCTACTTTCATCTCTTGGTGAATGAAACGATTTGCCAGTGGAGTTGGCATGCGATAGGTAACGCCTTTGTCGCTTTCACGGTTACCTGCGGCAACCATAACAACATTGTCAGGCAGTCGATACTTGCCCACACGACGATTCAAAATTAGCTGATAAGCGGCACTCTGTACACTTGGAGCGGCACTGTTCATTTCATCCAAGAAAAGAACTACCACAGGATATTGGCTGGCCAATTCCTCAGTGGGCAAATCTACTGGCTCAGCCCAGTCCATCTTGCCGGAGTCTTTGTTGTAAAACGGAATGCCACGAATGTCTGTGGGCTCCATTTGTCCTAAACGCAAGTCAATCATGTGACCACCAAGTTCCTTAGTGATATCTGCTACCAACTCTGACTTGCCAATACCGGGAGGACCCCAGAGAAACAAAGGGCGTTGATGTTTAAATGCTTTCAGTAAACTACGACGAGCTTGAACTGATGTTATTGTACGGGTATCTGACATGGGCTGTGTCCTTTCGGGTTGTGGTTAAAAACTGTTTATGTATGTATTGTAGCAGAAGTGTCTTTATGCGTCAACCTGGGCGGCAATGGCATAAATTTCCATGTATTTGTGGTATGCTTCTATGGTCTTTTCGCTGTAGACCAAACTTCCATTGATCTGGATGTCTTTGATCAGTTCAAAAAACCCTATGCCCAAGAACACACACTCTTTTTGTAGTTGGGCCATTGCGGTGGATCTTTGCATTTCTGCTCCTTGTTTCTTACTATGCTCTAATTATAGCAAAAAGGCAATTACTGGTCAACCTAAAGGAATAATCTTAGGGTTGTTGGCAAGTACTTTTTTGGCACTTGCAAGGAATTTGGTATCACGTTTGAAATCCTTGAGACGGCTTTCAGGATAAAACTTGACAGTGAGTTGATCAATGTTAAAGTGAGCTTTCTTGATCTGATCTGCTACCTTGTTATAAGGTTGTGTCTCTAGCTCTTTGATCTGTGACTGTTCTTTGGCAACAGCCTTTTCAAATCTAGTTTTGTCTCGATGGTAGGTTGCAATGTAGTCTGTTCTAAGTTTAACATTGGTGTGACACATGGCAATACCCCATTGTAAATGATGTTGGGCTTCTGCCAGGTTTTTGTACTGCCGCGGCGTCTTACGCTCACACCAGCCTAGATCATTGACCTGCAGGTATGACCCATTGTCTAATACAATAGTGTGTTTCATTGGCCTCTCCTTGTTCCTTGCTATACTTCTATTATAACAAATTGGGATTTATTGGTCAACCGCTAGGGATGTCTCGAACATGGACAAATCTTGTTCATCTGCAAAGCAAACTTTATACTTTTTAGATTTGGTGAGTTTATCATTGATCAGAGTTTGAGTGTCTTCGTCATGGCCACCCCAGATCATGGTCCAGCGGCCTTCGGGATTTTTAAATGGCTCCCAGGCCCGGCCAAACTGTTTTTGACACCATTTGTGAACCTGTACTCGTTGTTCCATGTCAATAAGGATTTCGTGTGTTAAGTTGTGATATGATGCTGGATGACCGTAATGTGTCATTATCTTCTCCTTGTTGGGTATGTGGATATTATACATTAAAAGGAATTATCGGTCAATCAATATATTTTGGATACTTGGGACGCTGGGGGCAGAACGGGCACCGGGCGTCATTGCATGTACCTTCCAACCAAGTGTTGCAATGGTCACAATAGTTGCTGTCAAATTCAAAATTATAGCTACGAAATTCTCCGCAGACAAAACAACCAATTTCGTCTTTGGGGTCAAACTGTAACTCTCTTCCGGGCAGTGGTGCCTTGCGACGGCTGGTGTTGGCCACACGGTCATGCGGTCCTACCAGCATTTCCGTTACCCCTCTATTTGTAAGTGGGTCATAACGCATAGTTGTTTTCTCCTTGTTTCTTACTATGCTCTAATTATAGCAAAACAAGAATTATCGGTCAATCTGGTATTATAGCTCATAAATTAGTGTTGTTTTTCAGCAACATTTTTAATCAAAATCTAATATTAGAGATCTAGCTACTGCACCAAAATTATTATCTATTATCCAATTATACAACGGAGTTTGAAATTTTATATCAATCCACCCATTTTTTAAATTGATATAGTTGGCATAATCACCGTGTGTTACATGCGTGAGTTGATTGTTGATAACTTCTAATTCATGCAGTTTATTTTGAGGACTTAGATAATTATCAACATATCCTTGATCCTGTATAGGATTATATGCTACAAATTGTTTAAAAAAATATTCAAGATTTATACCATTGATTTCTACATATCTGACTTGTATTCCAAAATCACCATTGGTTTTATATTCATCAAATAAATTAAGACCCAGGATTCTAATAAAATGAGTACCTGGTATGGCGTCATTGATATCCACGTTGAAATTTAATATTTGCATTGACGCATTAACATCATCAACTTTACCGCAATTTGCCAATAATAACGAGTCAATTACTACCGTATTATCTACACTGACAGCAATTATGGGTTTTTGTTCACACTGTGAATTAACTGTAAATCCCAATTTAATCTGCATAACAATATTGTTTCATATTAAGTGGCATAATATCCATATATCTATCTACCAGAGTTTTGACTGCGTATATTTGAGTAGTATCCAATGTTGTTTCTAGTATTTTTTCAAGTTCTTCAATGTAATAATTTTTCCAAATTGAATCAATGTTAAAAATTTTTAAATCTTTATTTCTGTACAAAATTTCATTGAGATTAGATTCATAGTATCTGAGTTTTTTAGAATGCGCAGCTAACTCAATATATTTTTCTGGAGCACATACAAAAATATTTTTTTTAAGATCAAATAAAATATCTGTGGCGTTTTTTACTAGTTCTTGATTGTATAGATCAAATTTATCTTTGTTTTTGTTAATCCAATTAAAATCGGTTGTGCTAACATGTCCAGATTGATAAACATAATTTACTAAAAACAATTTTATTCTACAATGAAATAAGTCATATATTGAATCTCCGTTGTGTCTTACAGAATCTAAAGTTTGTTGTGTGAGTAAATCAGAATCAACTTTGTAATATGATATTGGATAAAAAGAATTACATAATACATTTACATTATTTGGGGTTTTTTCGTATTTTCTCCATTGCTTACTATTATTTTTAATTTTTAATGGAAAAACTTTAAGAGACAATGATAAATCATTTGGAAAAAGACAAACTTGAATTAGCCATGACACAAAAAAACCGCCGGCGCCACTGTTGTACCAAACAACATATTTTTTTTTGGATGCATTCATGACATTATTTTAAAACCCACACTACCACCTTCTGCTTCAATACGTTTGATCACATCTTCAAACAAGATAGGTGTGTAATCTGTTTGTTCAACGCAAACACAATGATAACGTGGATCAATAACTCCGTCCTTCATGACTCGATTGGCATGCAAGTGACCATGAATATTAACACCAAAACGGCCAAGACTTTCTTCATGTATAGGTATATGACTCAAGATCATGCCGTTCATCACATGGTATGCTCGCAACTCACGAAAGTGCTCGCGATACTCAACATCTCGAAAGATATCGTGATTACCACGGATCAACACTTTGTCGCCATTTAATCTACGCATGATGCCCAAGGCTTTGCGATTGATAACAACATCACCCAGGTGATACACTTTGTCATTGGGACGAACTCGATCATTCCAACGACGAACCATTTCTTCATCCATTTCGTCTGCATTGTCCCACGGGCGAAGTTTTGTAACTCCATCGTTACGTGTGAAGTGACATACGCCAGCATGTCCAAAATGTGTATCACTAACTAAAAATACTGCTGGCATAATTGCCTCCTTTTAACATTCAATATCTATATTCCTGCCCTTGTCTAAATCCAATCGAAGATTTCTTCTTACTCGATCTGCAATAATTTGATCAAGCCTGCGTTCTTCGATCTTTTTGGCATAGTCCTCAGTTCGTTGTTTGTCCATACGAGCCTGATCTACTCTATACTGTTCTAGATTGTGTTTTATAACACTTTGCTCTGCTCTTGATATATTCATGCTTATATTATACTATCAAATTATATATATGTCAAATGGCATACCAATTCTGTCGCCCGGGCGTTATGCTATTTTTAATCCTCTAAAACGATCAGCTGCATAAGTGGCTGCAAAAGCTTCTGGTTTGACCAATGGTACCACATTACAAGTACCACGGATATAACCAATGGCCTGACTGACCACATTGCTGCTGGCATGCTCGTCTTTGGGATTGATATCTAAATGAACCTCGACCAATCTATCTTCTAAAACATCTGCTAGTTTCAAATACAACTCACTAACTTTGTAAACTTCGGTCATTAATCGAGTATTTGGCCGGTTGGCTTTTTGGTCGTAGTCACGCTCTCTTGTGACTTCCCCAAACAGTTTGCATCCATTGTTGCCGCCAATATGAACCACAATAGCGGCAGTATAGTCAGCGTACCACACTTGACCAACTTTGATTCTTTCTGAATCTACTCCAATATAAATGCGGGTGTCTGGAGATTGGGAGTTTATAAAGTTTTTGATTTCTTTAATGTTAAATTTTCTCATTATGACACTTTTGCTATGTTTGGTACGAGTGGCCGGACTCGAACCGGCACGCCATTACGACCTCAGATTTTAAGTCTGATGCGGCTACCATTACGCCACACTCGCTATGTTTGGTGCCCCTTGACAGAATCGAACTGCCAGCAGATGATTACAAATCAACTGTATTACCATTATACTAAAAGGGCCTGTTTGGTGGAAGACCAGGGAGTCGAACCCTGTGACCGTATTACTACGGTCTACGGATTAGCAATCCGCTGCATTACCGTCCTGCCCGTCTTCCGGTATTGGTGGAGGATGGGAGGATCGAACTCCCACTACATGCTTGCAAAGCACATGTGCTCCCATTATCACTAATCCCCCGAATATCATGGTCGGAGTACAAGGATTCGAACCTTGGACCTCATCGTCCCAAACGATGCGAACTACCGGGCTGTTCTACACTCCGAAAACTTACTTAATTTTTCTTGCTGAATCAAGACTGATTTCGCCTGTTTGAAATTCCAACAAGGCATTAACTATAGGATAGATATGTGCAGGATTTTCACTGGCACGATGCTGACGAGCAATTTCTCTTGCACGAGCCGAAGCCAGGATAACCAACATATATCTGTCACCGCCAGAATTTTTTACACAGAGTTCTGTGTCTATTTCGGTGCCACGGCTTAATTTCGAGCGATTCATATCTATCCTTTAAAAAATGGAGCGGGGTAACAGAATCGAACTGTCAGCATTAGCTTGGAAGGCTAAGGTATTACCACTATACGAACCCCGCAATTACACTGGAGCGAATATGAGTTATATCCGCTTTGATTGTATTATACACTAACTTTGGTTACTTGTCAACTGGTGTCTGTTGCCAGTGGCTAAAACGGCATTTAATTTGCTCATATCGGCACAGGTGTACTTTTGATATGAATCTTTTAAGTTGTCAGGCATGGGAATGGTTCTGATCGGCACATTAAAACTTTTTGCCACATCCATAAAACTCATGGTTTGTCCAGTGCCCAAATTCCATAGACCACTGGTTGTATTACATAAAAAATTCAAGTGTGTGCCAACTACTCTTGACACATGAACAAAGTCTCTTAGATAGTATTCACTACCTTCAAAAACTTCTATGTGTCCTTGTGTTTCTGCTTGACGTTTAAATTGCATAAATGGACTTGCTTGGTTGCCCTTGTGTTCTTCACCTTCGGGTCCGTACACATTGAAGTAACGGAAGCCTTGTACAATGCTTCCACTTGGATGATCACGCACATAACGTTCAAACAAGTATTTGCTCAACGCATACGGGGTACGTGGATCAACAGGAGCGTCTTCTCTAAATGTACTGGTCAATCCGTAAACACTTGCACTGCTTGCATATTGGAAATTGACTCCATACGTTTTGCAAGCGTCATATAACTGGCGACTGAAATCAAAATTTTGTCGCATTAATTTATCAATGTCTCTTTCAGTGGTACTGCTGATAGCACCAATGTGAATAACCCAATCCTGTTCCATTACACTGGGCAAATTTGTTTCGCCCCATTCATAAGTTGATACCGTGTGCCCAGCAGATTCTAATGCTGTCAACATGTGACTACCAATAAAACCTTTGTGGCCGGTTAGTAATATTTTCATTTAAAATATACTTCGCTATTTACAGCTTTATCATCGATCCAAATATCATAAACAGGTTTATAAAATATTAGCTTATGATATTTTGCTCCCCATTCTGTCATCTGCTTTTTAGTCAATTCTGATCTATCAACACCAGAAGCAGACCCTCTGGCTGTCCAATAAGTTATTTCATGTCCTTCATCAAACAACTTATTGATTTTTTCAATCCTATCTTTATGTGGCTGTGTTTTATCATAGTTTGCACTGCCATCATTGTTAAGAACAATCGAACAAATTGTTCCATCAATATCTACAATGTATTTCATAATTGACTATCGCCCGGCATAACTCTATAATTATCTTCTACTGAATCTGCTGTGCTTACTTCAATAATGGTACCTGCTTCTAAACAAACTATTTGATGCGGCTCCAATGGCTGATTGCGCCACACATCACCCGAAGTTAAGATACTAGAGTCTTGATGGGCGTCTTTGGTGTCAATGGTAATAACTTTGAATCGCCCATCTAATACATACCAGGTCTCATCTTTCTCTGCATGAAAGTGCATACTAAACTTGGCACCAGTATTAAACTTTAATAGTTTACCGCAGTACTTGTCATTGGTGGCCCAGATCAATTCAGAACCCCAACCTTTCTCTACAAATCCATCTAATCTCATTTGATTTCCTCTAATGTTGGCGCATAAACCCCAATATGTTGTACAGTGACCGCACTGGCATCAATTGCAAATTTAGTTGACTGTAGCAAATTTTTTGTATTGACATATTGATATGCAAATGCTGCAAGAAATGTATCTCCAGCACCTGTAACATCTGCAACTTCTACACCAGGTGCGGCACAGTCAATGTCATGATGTACTACTCTGGCACCTTTGCTTCCGCGAGTGACAATTAGTCCGCTGCACTCACTTTTGAGTTTACTATATTCAAGTTCATTGATCTTGACCCAAGCGCCTTGCAATCGTGCCAGGTCTGTTTTCTTGGTATCAATGAATACTGGACATTTAACTGTGGCAATAATTTGTTCCATTAGTTCGTAACTAATTGTGCCCTTGTCATAGTCACTGATGACCACTGCATCATATGCATCAAGCATGTCTGTATCAAACATAACAGGAGTTGACTCAACGTCTTTGTCTATTCGAATAATCTGTTGCTTACTGCGCTCGTCGATAAGTCTAGTCTTGGTGCTGGTCTCACCAAATTGATAGTGTACATCACATCCTAGTGCTTCTAAGTTATTAAACACATTGCCAGCCATGCCATTGCGCTCTTCTGTACGAGTGGGAACAAATACAGGCACCGGAGCTTCTGGACTGAGACGATCTACAGTGCCATACTGATAGATATCCTTGCAGTTATCGCCTATTAGCAATATCTTGAATTGTGTTTGTTGTTGAATAATTGCCGACTCTGTCATAAAATATCACTTGATTTACGTGTTCTTGTCCAACTATGCTTTTACCTTGCCAGTCACTGCCTTTGACCATGATGTCTGGTTTGTCCAGTTTAATTAGTTCTATTAACTCTTCTGATGAATTAAAGATTTTAACATAGTCTACACATTTTAAACTATTCAGCATAAACATACGATCTATTTGGTTGTTTATGGGTCGAGTAGATCCTTTGAGTTTTCGAACACGTTCGTCAGAGTCAATGCAAACTAAAAGATAGTCGCCTTGGTTTTTTGCATACTGTAGCATTTCTAAATGTCCACGATGCAATATATCAAATGTTCCGTTTACTATTATTTTGGTCATACTATTTGGCCTGACTGGAGGGATTTGAACCCCCGACCGACGGATTAGAAATCCGTTGCTCTATCCTACTGAGCTACAGTCAGAAATTACCATATAAAAACACACTATAAAACACCCTGGTTGTTAAGTGTCACTACCGTCCCGGTACCACCCGGGGTAAGCGTGTAATGTGTTTTTATATGGTAGGACGTATTGGATTTGAACCAATGACCAATAGATTAAAAGTCTACTGCTCTACCAACTGAGCTAACGTCCCACTGCTCTTTTCACTGTCCATTTGGACTCTCCTTACTTTAAAGCATATTGAAACACACTAACTACCTTGGTATGTACTCAAGTTCATGGAACCGCTACGACCCTATCTTTAATGTGCTTCAATATGCTCTGCATCCCCCGGCGGTAATTATAGAGTATCAAGATATGACGCTATCATACCCATCACACACTCCTTCCACCCGCTTCCCGACAGGGACCGTTCTCGTATTGCTAACGCCGGTTAGGTTAGACCGCCGGTTACCCGGAAGCAGATTCACCATCCCCATTACTGGGGGCAGGCTCTTGCTCGAACCACCCGTACTTGTCACGTACTTCATCCTGTGGGTCACAGTAGCCGACGACACTCGGCATGTTCTTTGGCTCCTCGACCTGGGTTCGAACCAGGGACAACTTGATTAACAGTCAAGTGCTCTACCAACTGAGCTATCAAGGAATAAATTAGTTGTCTAGCTACTCTCACCACAAGAGCCCTAGACCGAGCAGTTACTCTGTCCACCTTTTTTTTTATTTAGACGGACAAGGTCCGCCTTTGTGATTTCTCAAGTCGCTTTCAATCAAGCCTTAGCGGTAGATCCAATGCACCGAGCTATTAAGGTGTTGCAATTACCTAACTCTTTTACGTTTAGTTAACACGGGATTTGGTTGCAGAGGAGGGATTCGAACCCCCGACCTCCAGGTTATGAGCCTGGCCAGATACCACTTCTAACACTCTGCGATAACTTATTGGCAGGGGGTATAGGGATCGAACCTATGCATGACGGAATCAAAATCCGTTGTCTTACCTCTTGACGAACCCCCAACAACATGGTACTCGGTACCAGATTCGAACTGGTGTACTCACCGTGAAAGGGTGATGTCCTGGGCCTCTAGACGAACCGAGCAAACTATCTTGGCGGTCTCAAGGGGTAACGATCCCCTTCTTCAAGCGTGACAGGCTTGTGTGCGTCCGTGAACACTTTGAGACCAGTATCATTGTAAAGTGCTATCGTGCATAAATTTAGACGTAGGGTGCTTCCCTGTCAAAGCCGATGCAGTTATTTCAGGATCCGTTCCCGGCCAGTTGGACCCGAATAGTGTAAGCGTCCCTACACGATACCCTAATAGCACTTTACAATGATACCATTTGATGGCATCAGATTTAAATTTTTAAAGAACACAGTTAATTTCTTAACATGTGTGTATTATAGCAAACTATTGATTTTAAGTCAACTAATACCCGTGCTAGTTGTAAGGTTATTGGTGTCCTTACATCTATTAGAGTACACTATACTCGTAATTTACAGTTTCGGTGTTTTCTCTAAAAACTACTGCACCATTTTTTAAATGAAATCGCCGGGCCATTTCTGTAGGCGGGCTCAGTGTAACGAATCTATTGATAGACTGATTAGTTTGACGTATGTGATTTACTGCATCAAAAATCAAACGACGGCCAGCACCAGGTTCATAACTCCATATAGTGTAAAATATTGCAATAACTGGATCATGAGCAACTCGGAACAATTCGTTTTCAGAAATTGGTATACTGTCCTGATAGCTTACGCATGTGATTGCAGTAACTTTATCATTGCTATCTCTACCGACAAAAATATCGCGATTGACCCCTACTCTTTCATTGTGAGGAATAGATGGACGTACTGGATCATGAGACAACAACTCAAAAAATTTGTCAGTAGTGGATTTAATTAGGTGTAGCATGGATTCTCTCTATTTACACAAGATTGCAAAAGTTATAAAAATTTCTAGTAGATCATTAAGACATGGTAGCCCCGGCGGGAATCGAACCCACATGAACCAATTATCTGTTGCTTACGGGATATAAATCCGCCGTTTTACCATTAAACTACAGGGCCAATGTTATAAATTTTTAAACGCTTTCTTTATAATTGCACTGCGATCCAGTTTAGAATTGGCACCCAGCACAATCACTGCATACTGTTGCGTGTTGTGTTCCACCAACATGGCTACACACCACCCGGCGGCCGTAGTAAATCCAGTCTTACTCACAGTCACACGGTCAAACTCTGCCAACAGTTGTTGAGAAGTGTGGCTAAGATTCACAGTGTTGCTACGGGTTTGGTTTGACTTTTTTAGCAATACCGTGGGCTGACTGCTGACTTCTTGTATAAACCAATAACCGGCAGCAATCTGCACCATCTCTGCCAGATCCTGTGCAGTGGTCACATTGAACACGCCTAACCCTGATGGATCTATGAATTTAGTATTTCGAAGATCCCACATTCTAGCATGCTGATTCATTTTGGCTATAAATGCAGATCGGCCCCCAGGATAGTCCTGTGAAATGGCTTCGGCTGCACCGTTGTCACTGCTGATCAACATGGCCTGCAACAACTGCTCTCTGGTATACTGGCCTGGCGGCAATCGACTACTGGTGTTTCTCCCCAGTGTTATCGGCTGTTGTAAATCTCTATTGTAATCCAATGTCACCATGGCAGTCATCAGCTTGGTCACACTGGCCATGGATCGCACCTGATCCACATGACGACTCAGTTCCGTGCGTTGTGCATTGATGTTGTAGACCAACACTGTGGGCTCACTGGTGCGAGCTGTGGCATTGGTCAACACTGCACAAAAAAACACAGTAGCAAATAATTTCATATTCTTCAATTTGTAAAAATTGTAGCAGGTGATTTACCCACACGTAACACATTGTTTCCAATGTGTGTATCGAAGCACACTAGCCACTCTGTTTCTTCTGTATGCCTACAGATTGTATTCATTTGTCTAATGTGCTTCGATACGATCTAATTTTTAGTCTCACACAAGAGATTCCATCCTAGTCGCCGCCCGTTTGTGCTTGTTTATAGTGTAGCACAGGACCTCGTTTCCTGTCAACACTTTAAGAAGATCTATGCTAAAAGCTGATTCTTGACTCGTCTGCGATTTTCGGATTCTATCCGAGCACGTTCCAATTTGTCTTGTATCAACTGATTCAGCTGATCCGCAGTCAGAGTATGCTCTGTGGTAAACCTTACTTCGCGCATTCTTTGTTTTAAATCTGATTTCTTCATTTTTTCCTTGCTAAAAACAAAAACCCTAGGGTTTTTAATCCTAGGGTCCTTGGAGTTTGTGAACACTGTGGTATTACACTGTGTCTTCCTGGACCCTATCAATCTCTAATGTATCACTATTCGCACCAAACAGTGACCAGCAGGCTATTGACCCTGTTTCAGGCTGAACATTGATTGTGTGATAATAGTGATGAGTATTCATTGCAGTTGTTATTGCACGTTATTTATGATTTTAAGTCAACCACTTTAACTTTACTTCTAGTTCTGTTTTTACCTTTGTGGATTGCTGGTTCAAAATTTGTTGAGTATTTTTAAAAAAAATATTAGTGGTCAACAGATCTAAATTTGCTTGGAGTCTATGTTTGTTATTGTATACAAATCGTTGAACTGTGTCAAAGTCTTTGAGTAAGTTGAGATTTTTTTCTATGGCATAATAGCAACGATCCCATGGATCCGGCATATCCTGATAGCTGTGATCCACAATGTCATCAAACACATCAAATCCTTGACCACGCAGATAATCTGCTATGCGCCATCCGCCTACCCAGATAGGAACTGTGCCGCCATAGATAGCCATGATAGTTTTTTCTGTTATGATAGTTTCGCGTTCAAAAAATGCCGGCTCTGTGATTAAACTAACACATGTGGGTTCAAATACAGCTTGTTGTAAGAATCTTTGATAAACTTCTGGATTAGTTATTGAACCATACTGTAGTCCTTGATCGAGTAATTTTTCAGTTCCAAACAGGTACTGCCTTGGTGTAGTGGTAATCTTACTAGATAAAATAATTTTTTGATAGGCAATGTTATTAGTTTCACGCATCATTGCATTTTTATCAATATCAGTATGCTTCCAGCAGAGTGTATATTCACAATCATGAAGATCAAACATGTCTACCAGCATTAACATAAAAGTTCTATGAAGCCGTATCTTATTAATTATAAAATTAAATGTTTGGTATTTGTGACTCCAATCTGGAATAATTTGTTGTTGTATAAATTGGTTAGTGTATTTTGCCATCAGCACAGGCAAACATACTAAATTATAATCTTTTAGCATGTCATCGTGTTGTAGCACATGATCAAATACTATGGTATGTGCATGTGGATTTGTGCTATTTTCTAACAATCTTTTCACAGGAAATTCATGCAGTTCTTCATTGTAATGATGATCCTCTACAAAAATTGTTTCTGGCTCAGTGAGCTGTTCTCCGGTATACCTATACTCGGGTCCTGACAATTCAATCATAATTGTTTGATTTTTTCTAAAACCGCATTGAACTTTTCAGGCCATGTTGATGCAAAATGTTTTAACAGTTGTTGATTGTGGCTAGCTGCCTGATCAAATCTTGCATAGTCTTGTTCTGTGTAAACTTTATCAATAAAAGTTTCCAGTTGATTTAAAATAACCAAATGACGACTTTTATTTTCTGTAATTTCATCATAACCGTGATCCACATAATCGGATAGTACATCAAATCCATACTGTTTTAAACAACCCACTGCTCCGGGACTACAGTACAGCAACCACGGTCTAGGCAATTGCAATGCACGAAATATTTTTTCACTGAACGCAATATGACTCTGACTAATGAATGTTTCTAATATCAAACTTACGTTTGAATCAATAATACATTGTTCAAGAGCACCGTGAGATTCTACAGTATTATAAGGCACAAGTTCTAGTCCCTGGTCATGTTCGCGCCAATAATCATAAAACTCAGCCTGTTCGTATTGGTCCATATATTCGGATTGACTACAATTAAAACTAACAAGTCCGTCGTTTAAGATATTTCTTCGTATCAATTCGTAAAATGTTATGGACCTATCGCCGCGAATACGATTCATAAAACAATTAAATCCACGGGTAGTTGGCCGATTTAGATACACAGGATTAAATTGCCAAATTGACCAAAATTCTGGCAACACACTAACAACATCTCCCGGAAGTGATTGCAAAAATATATTGTCAGTGATAATTATATCCGATTCCATTTGATCTATAATATCAACCAATCTGCAATTCAGTGTCAAATCCTGTCGATTGTAGATGTATGGATAGCCGTAATTATTTGTGTATGGATCGAGTGGTGCTTTGGTAGGAGTAAATCCTTGTGCTTGTATTGTTTGACTCAATACTTTGACAATTTCATTTTCTCTGGGAGATGATATCCAAATTTGATCTTGATGAGTTTTCATGCTAATTACTTATATGTACTGGAATTACCCTACTATAGAAATTGTCTACCCATCTGATCGTGATCCTGTTCGAGAAAGTTTACATGACAAAACTCACTGTATATTTTATAATCCAACAGTAGATAAAAATAAAATTAAATCAAACCAGAGTCTTGAAGATTTATGCCAATGGGCAAACCAAAAAATAAATCAACAAAGTATATCAGGATTTTTAACAGACACACAAAATCATTATGAAATTGCCAATTTGGTCAAGCTCAACTTATGGGTAGATGATTTGCCACGTCGTGGCAGTATCAAACCCATGTTATTGCAGTATATAGGAAATGAAAAATACGAATCTGGCACAGGCGAAACTAGACTCAGAGCACTGGAAAGAATTGCCAGTATGTCAACTGTTCATGCATTTATCTGTACACATCGAAAATACGCAGATCAATTTGATCATTTAGAATCAATCACAACATTTGTAAGATTTGCAGAGTTGTGTCAGGCAGAGGTAGGACAGAAATTTTTATTTAGACTGACCGATGCAGATGCACTGTATGGACTAATTTGGTATGAATACAACAGCTCACGCACTGTTCATACAACTCCAAGTGAAGACTATTGTGTGTCTGCGATTACAAATTATTTAAAAGAATACCCCGACACAGTGTTTACACCTGCATGGTTTGATACTTTGGTCAACTGGGACGATTATAAAAACTAGCCTGCACTATTGCTTTCCAATCTTGAGCTCGATTGCCAGTTGGCATAACGTCGACTCCTAGCCAAGGCAAACTGTCATTGCAATGCCCAGTAAATCCTTTCTTGGGCAAGATTAAATCGTCATTCCATCTTTCTAAGAATAATCTTCTTATTAACGGTTTTGATTCAACTCCAACTTTAAAATCATATGGTAAATTCAATGCAAATTGCATCACTGGTTTGGCCAAAAATGGATTACGAGTTTCTATGCCCCATGCACCAGCTATGGCATCAATGCCTTGAGCATCACATCCTACTATCTGGTGCCAATAGTCCATTAACAATGTAGCTTGCCCTGTGTGACCTTGATACACGGACCGGCATTGATCCCACAAATCTTGATGGCCATTCTGGCTATACGGGCTGTGGGAACAATCGGCATAATGCATGGTTTTATAAATGTCATATCCACCAAACAATTCATCGGCTCCTACCCCGGTGAATAACACACGTTGTTGACAATGTTGACTTATGATCCATTGTCCAACAAAACTCCAACTTTGCACCGGCATCTGTAGCCGATCAATCAAGTTTAAAAAATATTCAGCCCACTGTGATTCGTCGATTGACAATTCGTGCAATTGACATTGTTCTTTAGGTGTTAAAAACTCTTGTATGCGATCAACAATAAGGTCTTTGCCTGTGTTGTTAACAGTGTAAAGCTCAAGGCCGGGAATAGAATTCAATATGATACTAGAATCTAACCCGCCTGAGTAAGTCAATGCAGCCGGGCAAGCAGGAATCATTGCGCTGGTAGAATACTTCCAAATAAATTTAAATTCTTCGTAGGCCTGATCAATGTTGTTGTATTGTTTGGGCTGCACCCAAGACCAAACACTGTCAATTTCTCTGACTGGGCGCCCGTCTTGATATAACTGACCTGGGATTATTCTACTGATACCACGCCAGGGTGTATCAAACAACATGCACCAATGTTTTGTTTGGTATGTTTGTGATATTTTTTCTGCTCTTATATAGGTCAATATTGGTGCAACTTCACTGCAAACAATTAAAATGTTGTCATCCTGATACTGGTATAAACAGCGTTCGCCCTGCGGGTCAGACGCATACAACACAGTCTTGGTGTCAGTCCATGCCCATGCCCATGGTCCCCAGCCTTGAGTCAATTGATCTATATTGTTTTCTACACTTTCATGTATGAACTCTATGTCATTTTCGTAACTACCTAACTCTCGGTAATTGTAAATTTCACCGTTGTAGGCCAAAAAATTATCATGGCTGTGTTTATAATATTCATCTGTGCCAGTTATATGCAAAACAGTTTGACCAATGAATATATTATTTTCGTATTGGAAGCGATCAAAGTCTGGTCCACGAGACTGTAATATCCTGAAGGCAGATAAATGTTTATCTAATGAAATTTCTGTTTGACTTTTTACCAGTAGTATACCACACATAGGCTAATACTTACCAATAAAAAAAGGCCCTAGGGCCTTTTTTAAATTGTGCTGGTATGTATTATACTACAACTGGGGTATAGTCAATACCTGTTGTTGCCAACCCAACCAACCCAATTGTTGTTTCAAATGCTGCCAACTCACTGGCAGCAACCAGTACATCGGCTTGACTCAAATTGCTGGCGGTCATCCATGCTGTGTAGTCAGTGACCTGTGTCAATGTAGCATTGGTACCGTAAACATTTTTATAAACATTCTTGATGAATGTTTCATTGCTGACACCACCTGCGTCTGCTTTGTAAACATCAGTGGCTAACAATGCTGTTGCTAATTCTTTGTTTGTCCAACCTTTATCAGCAAGACTGATACCAATGCCTGTGTAGGCTTTGGTAACATCAGCAACTCCAAGTGCAGCTGCTAACAATGCGTATACATCACCTGCCCGCCCTGCAGCATCATAAGCAATAGCTTTGTCGGTGAACACAACACGCTCGTGACTGGCCAAGTTAAATGCCACATTGGTTGCCAGTGTGCTACCAGCAGTGATTTTGTCTGCAGTCTTGGTCACTGTGTAATCAGTGCTGGCACCATTGATGCTGAATGTGTCGATACCGGCAGTACCAGTTACATCAATTTGAATATCCACAACACCGTCGCCAGAAAGACCAGCGCCAACTGCACCAAAGGTAGCAATTTTACCACCTGCGCCAACTGTGGCCACAGTTAAGATTAAATTGTTGGCAACAGTGCCACCAAGTCCTGTGCCCAGCAGTGTGATGGTATCGCCTGCCACATAGCCAGTGCCTGCACTTGCTACGGCTGCATCTAATATAACGGAATAAACTCCGTCGGTTTTGGTTACATCAAATTTAGCTCCAGTGCCTGCACCGCTTGTTGTACCAGTTTTATCTTGGTAAGTGGCATTGATTGCTTTGTCTTTGATTGTGATTGTAGTTGTCATATTGTTCCTTTTAATGTAATATTTAACAAATAATTTGTCTATCCAATAATTATACACAAGATTACCAACACTACGTGTGCGTGTACGCACATGTTTTGACACGAAATGTTAGAAATTTGTCCAAAAGAAAAGCACCCGAAGGTGCTTTCTGTTATTTTCTGTTACGAGGTATAACTACCCTAAGCAGTGTTTAGACTGCTAAAGATTCCTTGGCTGTACGAGCTGAGAACTTGACGTTCTTACCACTTACAGTTACGGTTGTATTTGCTTTTGCATTTACTTTTTTTGCTTCTACAACCGGGTTACCCCTGTCCTACGGCTTCTGCATTGCCGAGCTGTCCACTAATTTACTTGTTGCCCTGTCGAATCTAGGTCAGGCCCATCAAAAAGACTTTTTATAATCCAAAACATATAGTTGACTACAACTAAGATGCCCCACATATAAACCCAATGCCAATTCTCAAACATAAAAATCCTTTTGGTGGACCTGGGGGGATTCGCACCCCCGTCCAGAACACTTTTCTCTTTGCTTCATACAGCAATAACTTGTATTTAATCAATCTACGCTTTTGTAAATTCAATTTTTATTTGTAAGAGTTATCCTGTTAAAACTTCACACCCATTTTTGGTAACAAGAATAGTATGTTCATATTGAGCACTATATCCACCATCACGGGTTATAGCGGTCCAACCATCTTCTAATAGTTTTACTTTGTGTCCTCGCTCATTTATCATTGGTTCTATAGTGAATATCATTCCTTCTTTCATTAATGAAGAATCGTTATTTTTGTAGTGTAAGATTTGAGGGACAGTATGGAATTCTTTACCAATACCATGTCCACAAAAATCTCTCACAACACTAAAGCCTGCATTAGAAGCCGTTTCTTCTATAACTTTACCTATTTTGTTAAAGGGAACACCGTCCTTTACAATCTTTATCGCATTTTCTAAACAGTCGTATGTTGTTTTACACAAGAATTTGTGCCGAGGATGAACTTCACCAATCATAAACATTTTACTAGTATCACCAAAAAAATAAGACCCATCTATCAACTTTTTTACGGTTACATCTATGTTTAAGATATCTCCGTTCTTTAATGGTGTATTGTTTGGTATGCCATGGCAGACTACATTATTTACGCTGGCGCAGATTGATTTTGGAAACCCTTCATAGTTTAATTGGGCACTTTCTGCATTGAGAACATTTATAGTATAATTCTCACACAAATCATTAAGAGAGTTAGTAGTTACCCCTGCTACAACAAATGCTGAAATGTAATCCAATAATTGTTTTGCTAGATTACATACCAAACGCATATTGCTTATATCTTGGTTAGTCAATTAGTACCTTTCTTATTTGTGCGAAGTCGAACCCTCGTCCGGAACACTTTTCTCTTTGCTTCATACAGCAATAACTCTTACTTATTCATTATCCCATTCTTTTGGAATCCACTCCAGTTGAAATAGGTCTGCACGTATTTCGTCTGTGACTGTTCCTTCTGGCACATATCCTTTGTCGCCGTTACCCAATCCTTCACCAATGCCACTGCAATACCAATCAATATAGTCACCTTGTTCGCGCATGTCAGCCACGATACCCCCTGCATGTCTCCAACTGGCACTCCAGCGTTGATCCTTGATCAATGGCCATACTTTGTTCTTTACAAACTGCATGTTGCACATGGCCGCATATAGATTCTGTGCGTAGTTGTCATTGGCCTTAACCTTGTCGCAAATCCATTTGGTACTACGGAGATCGTACTCCATGTTGTCTTTTTGCCACGCTGGATCTACAAGATTCTTTTCATCTTGCTCACGCCAAGATTCGTACATTTTAATATAGTCGGGATTAGGCTCCTCGTCCTTTTCCTCGCAACGTTTAATATATCCTTCTTTTTGAAAGGTATTGCGCTCTGGACTTGATGATATTTTGCTCATAATGTATTATATAGTATTGCTCAACTTGAGTCAACTGTAATTGCTTAAAAACTTATCTAAGTCACCATAAAGATTTATCAGCATAGCTTCTTTACTGCCAAACATCACAAGATCCACTGGTATTTTTTTCTTTCCTACAATATAGTAAGGCATTTGCAATTTGCGATCCAATGCCAACACATGTGTCATTGTGATGCGAAAAGGTTCAAGAGAATAATGATGATGTTCAAGATTCAAATGTTCACAAAATATTTCATAGCCACGATCGGTCAGTCGTAGTCCGCCAGCACTACGGAGATTGGCCCACCATGTGGCATGGGCATCATCTACAGTGATGCCCAGATGTTTGGGCAGCTCGGCTACCAGTGTTTCAGTGAGTAGACGTTTATCACGCACATCAAGGATATACCTGGGGGCCTTCTTTTAACAACACCACAGTGAACTTGTCAGTTTTAAATTGTGTGTTGAGTTTCTTGGCAAGATTTTTTGCGTGACCCGGATTGGAGAATGATACTTTTTTATATTTGGGGCCAGGATACTGAACCAAAAGATTAGAAGTTTTGAGATTGATAGGTCGGGTGTCATAGAACACAGCCCACACACCTTCGCTGGCCAACACCTGCTCACTTTTATAAGTGGTCCGATTTGTTTGCTCTATGATAACATTGGGCTTGGGTCTGCTCATCAATAAACTCCTACATTTATTTATCTCAAAATATATGCAGTTTTAGAATTTACCACCAGTGATTTGCACTTCAATAACGTCATCCTGAGGCGCATTTGCATGGTCAGTTTGCAAGGCAAGCAGCAACTTTGTTATATCAGCATGCAAATCTTTAGCATCTCGCATGCTCATTAAGAAATCTTTACTTCCTCGAGCATCAAACCCTTGCAGTTTTTCAACAAATCGTTGTATATGTATCATTATTTTCTATCGCCAAAAAGTTGCAACAGATTGATAAACAAGTTGATAAAGTCCATATAAAGAGTTAGTGCTCCACGAATCTCTGCTGAATTGCTAGTCTCTACACTAATTTCCTCACGGATCTTCTGTGTGTCGTATGCTGTCAAACCAAGGAAGATAATGATGGCTAGGGCGGAGATCACCATCTGCATCACGGTGCTGCCAATAAAGATATTAACGATACTGGCAATGCAGATGGCGATCAAACCTACAATCATAAACTTGCCCAGGCTGTCTAGGCTCTGTTTGGTAAAGTAACCATACCCGCTCATGACACCAAACAAGATGGCCGCACCCATAAAGGCACTGACAATTGATCCCATGGTAAACACCGCAAAGATCATTGCAAAACTCAAGCCCATCAAGGCCGCAAAACCATGTAGGCAAAGTTGTGCCATTTGTTTAGTAGGGCTTGCGTTTAGTAAAATAGTAACTACAAAAATTGCCACCAATGGAGCAAAGATCACAATCCACTTTAGTACGCCTGTAAAAAAGAATTGTAGCAACTCTGGACTAGTGCCCACAAAATAACTTACAAACATCGACACAACCACTGCAAGACTCATGTGTCCGTAAACACGACCCATTGCTGAATTAATTTCTTCTGCTGAACGATAATTTAAAATACCGTTATTTGTATAATTTGCACCAAACATTTTATTCTCCTTTAATAAATGGTTTAAGATCTGGCGGAACCCAACCAGAAGGTTTCAAAACTTTGCCATCTTCACGTCGACGAACCTTGCCTGTGACACGATCAATCTTAGCAAAGTTAGTGCTCATGACTTCTTTCCATGCACTTTCACCGTCGGCACCCATACTGTGTATAGCACCAATTGTGACAACTAAAATATCAACAAGTGCATCCAGTTGCTCTACCCGATTGCCTTGTGTGATTGCAGTATTTAATTCGGAAAATTCTTCAGCTATGAGATCGTAATACAGCCGATATTGTTGTTCATTGAGCTGGTCAACTGTTTGTTCACAGGCCCTCATAAATTTTTCTTGATCTCTAAATAGATTGGTCATCGGCCAAGTCCTTGGTATAAAATGGTCCACGATACGGGTATCGTTCCAGTACAATCAGTTTTGGATCTTGTACAGTTTTCCACGCACGGCCTTTCTTGACTGAGTACCACCCGGCAGCAAACCAACTCTTACTTTTGGTTGTTTTTGTATAAATCGGTAATCGATGGCGAACATCCCATACAGGATTATGCACACGGCCTTGAGCAGGATAACCGTGCACTAAACTTATGTTTTCTTTGATTTTTGGCAATGATGATTCAAATTTAATTTTAAAACGATCTTCCACCATGCTGATAGTTTTGTATTGTGCAATCTGATTATTGATACGCACTTGGTACCCGTCATCGCATGCTTCAACGTTTCCTACTTTGTGGTTGTCTTGTTGCACAATCCAAAATTCATTTTCAATCACTGGTTTTGCTACTAGCATGTTCAAGTACCCCTTTATAAGTTTCATTTAACCATCGTCCAAATTGATCAGCTGACTCGCTGCATTTGTTCAATTCATATCGGCCGCAAAATTGCATAAATCTAACACCAACTTGACCTATGTCTCGATGTGATATTTGTTCACAAATAGCAGTATCAACTTCTGCTTTGATAGCATCAGGTTGGGCTGTCAGATCAATCAGTGTGCGATTACGCTCATAATCATCTAACACCCGGTGTTCTACACCGTCAGGATCGGCCCAACGTTGCAGCATCATGTTGTTCCACGCATATCCTTGACGATCTCTGTCCTCAAAGGCATCGCGGAGACCAACTTTATTCTTTGTCCCTTTTTCACGAACTCCAGGATACGCACTGAATACATTGTCTGAGCTATCTCCACGCATGCACTTCTCGAACAACAACCAGGCCGGATCTGGACAGGCTTTTGCTTGTTTAGTTTTTTTATCAATGACAGGTCGACCCTTGGCATCAAAGATTCCTTCTAGAGTGATCAATTCGTCTGTTATTCCGTTGTACTGCTTAACTGTGGGACTAACCAACTGCACAAAATCTGTGTCACTTGAAATGATAATGTGTTCATCAGCAGGGTGTAGTGCAATCCAACGAGCAATAATATCGTCTGCTTCTGCTTGGGCATGACGAATAACGCTACAATTGGTACGAGTAGACAGGTATTTAGTCAGCTCATCATACCCTTCCCAGAACATTTTATCTTCTTCTTGTTCTG